GTGCTAAATTCGGGTTTAGGTTGTCGAAGTGCTTCTCAGTATGAATAAAAACAACTGGCCAACATTTGATGCAGACGAAGGCCAGTTGGCCGATTTGGTAATTTTAGTCACCTTTTTTGTACTTGAGTTGAACTCTATATCCATTCCAACTACAACAGGATTTGCTCCATTGGCATCCATATATGTTCCGGATAGTCTGAAAGATTCACCGATTGCCCCGCCAACCATAACAAACATTCGGCTCGTACTGATTACATTGCAAATAGTGACAGCATTGATCATATTATAGGAAATTGACGGCAGTTTTAGGGTTGATCCTACTTTAAGACCTGTAGATGTATTATTGAACACCTCAAATCTAACCGCAATTTTTTCATTAAGCACTTTCCCTTGTCTTGCATCAAGAGCATAGTGTTCTGCAGTTGTTGTGGTATTGTTTGCAAGAGGTAGGTACTGCCATCCACCATCAGAACGGAGATACATAAAAGCACGGTTGGCATAATTCGCAGATGTCGGTGCCGGGACAAGACCAGCAGTGCCATTGGCAGAAGATGAGGCACCAACTACTGTTATATTTTGTCTCCATGCAGGTACACCACTGTTATCTGTGGCGTAAAAGTATCGCGGGCGGCTTGTAGTCGGAGCTGCCACGTATCCTGCAGTGGTCGCGTTATTTGCATTCCATGTATTATTGTCCTGTTGGTCGAAGGTGAATGTCGTATTATCGTTTCTGGTAACCGTAAATGTAGTTCCAGAGCGTGTAATGCTCTTCACCCCATTGGCATTTAGCACACTCAGAGCGTTCGTAATCGTCCCGTTTCCAATGGCTGAAATATCAGTATTTCCGATCAGTTTCCACAGGAACCTCAGATTCTTCAATGCCTGTGAAATCTTGCCAAGAAGAGACTTATGGGTCTCCCCGGAGGCCATCGGTGCAATCGAAGTCCAGGCATTTGCGCTGCCATCAGCGACATCAGAAGACGTAAAAGTGACGGTGGAATCCTTCGTATCATGGACAGCCTCATCGATGACATCCATGTTATCGTTAATGTCAAAGATATCCGCAAAGTCGTTGTAATCCGGCTTCTTCAGGTCAAGATGTTCTGTATTGTTCATGTCCCCTCCTTAATCCTGCCACTTGGCGTTCTGCTTAACATCACCCCAGGTGTCAGCGCCGTGGTTCCACAGGTCTCCCCAGGTCAGTCCACCGAATCTCCGCCAGCGGTTATAAATGATCTTCACAACAACCTCCATATCTGCAGGTGCCATAGCTCGCATGAGCTCATACACAGAATCCACTTTTAAAAGCTGTGCCAGGAAGATTCCAACTGTCAGCAGTTTCTGCTGGGCACTGATGGAAAGCGTATAGTAATCCCCCACCATTGCTTTGAGCACTTCGTGAAATCTCGGTTCTGTATACGGGATGGATGTTGTCCACCGCCCCTTGATCATCATCCGTCTCTCTTGGAGGCTCTCATCGCCTATCCGTTGAATCCCCATCAGTTTCTCCCAACGGGAGCAAGTATCCTCATCCATCGTGTCAAAGTATTGATTCTCCTGCTGTGCTCCAAGAACAGCCCAGATAAGCCGCAGTTCTCGGTCATAAGCGACCGCAATCCGCTGAAACTCCTCGATGTTTTTTATATGTCCTGGAAAATAGTGGATCGTATCAACATCCATTTTCATTTCCTCCGTCAGTGCACGGTAAGGGTTCCCATCACCGGGATCTCATCCGAGTTCAAATGCATGTTTGTCGTTGAGCCGTTTAAGGTAGTATTCTGGATATCTGTAACTCCGGTTACGTTAAGCACAGCCGCCTCCATCCGGGATACATAAACCAGGGAGTCTGTCCTGGCATCTCCTTCCGGCCATTCCTGTGCGATGCTCCTGATGTAACCCTCAATCGCAGCAGTTATTTCAGCTCCAATCGATGTCCAGCTATATCCATCTGTGTATGTGATGTTCGTTTCGATGTTGACCGTGACCGGTGTGACCGCTGTCACCGTAACATCGTGATCAATGGGCGCGTACCCGTAGCCGGTACCACCATCTGAAGGCACCAGAGCTTCTTTTATGTGATTAACCAGATATTCGGAAGGCGCTGCATAGTCCGAAGTAATCACGACGACTTTGACGGTTCCCGGGCCGTTCCAGACCGGATAGACTTTACAGCCGCCAACACCATCCATTTCATTCACGATCTGCTTATACGCCATGATGTTGCCAGCAAACGCCTCCGTGCTGAAGGACTCCAGATACCTCTGGTACAGTTCCTCCTGAGTCTCATCGTTCTCACCTGCAATCAGCAGCTCAGTAATTACCGCCGTTGTCAGCCCCTCCACGTAATCAATTGGCGTGAGCTGCCCCAGAAGTTCGTTCGGTCCACTGCCCGTCTCCTCGCACATTGCTTTGAAGACATGGTTCTCCGCATCGAGGACCTCCGTTACAACATAGTTGTAGCCTTTAAGCGACCCTCGCCACCCTATCGGCAGAGTAGCATTCGCAGTTACCGATACATACGCATTCGTGGCCGTCTTCCTGACTATGCCCCTGTTAGCAGCCACCCGGATAAGCCCATCCAAATCTGCTGTGTCTGCAAAACACTGATTCAGGATATAATTGGCCTCGATATAAAGTTTCTCCAATTCATAAGCCAATGCTGATAATGCGTTAAAGACGAGGCTCCCCTCACCTTTATTCACACCATCTCCTACATCTGCCTTTGCGTTTGCCAGGAGCTGGTCATAGGTCATATCCTCAAACATAGTCCTCTACCTCCAAATTGCCGAATTGCGTAATAACCGTAAAAGTGATGTGCAGCCGGTCTCCCTTCCTCTCTGCAGAGAAGTCCTCAATGGCTGAGATATAGGGATTGATCATCAGCGCATCCTCCAGTTCTGTCAGCAAGTCGGCGTTGATGTATTCGTCCGATAAAGCCTGGCCAATGTAATCTTCAAACTCAGTTCCATACTGCCAGGAGTAGATGGGGAATCGGAACCTGGGAGTCTTAATACAGCACCATACCCACACGCGAACCGCTTCTTTTCCCTCAACGATCTGCCCGGTAAGCTGTCCTGTTTCGAAGTCTACCCCATACTCCCTTGGAATCGGCAGTGTCTGCGATGCGGCAGTATTCTCTTTTACTTCTGTCGAAATAAATGACGGAAGAATACTCATACACTCACCACCCTTTCGATTACCAGGAAGGTACTGTCATCTATCTGGTATGCAAGTACCTCATCCCCTGCAGTCAAAGCCGGCGCATAGGTTGACTTATCTGTCAGCGCAGCACCATCATGGCAGGTTCCCGCCACCTGAGTGCAAATCCTGGTCATCAGATGACTCGCAATTTTCAGATTTGGCGAAGTAATCATCATAGAGCCAACCTGGAGGATGTTCGGCCCTGCCATTCTGCAGAGCTGCAGCCCCTGCCCCGTCTTCTGTTCCCCCTGCATCAGGGTAGCCATGTCATCTGCCCAGCTCATGACTTCTTCTCCTCCTTCTCCTTGATTTCCTTCTCGTTCATCACGGCCTCAAATTCCAGGTCGAGAACCATCTTGTGGTATCCATTCTGCCAGGTATGGGAATCTGAACTGATCCAATACCGTCCGGATAGTCCTGTCGCCTTATCGTGAAGCATCACGTAATAGCAGCTCATGCAGTTGATGTCTCCGATAGCAGATATCCTTATCTTCTGCGTCGGTTTTGTCTTCAGCATCCCTGTGGCAGCAGTTGTCGGGTCGACCCCATCCTCCTGTTTGTAGATGCTTTGAAAAATACCATACAGACCGGCAGATTCATCATCGTTCACTTCACCTATCTGGTTCCCGTCCTTGTCATAAACCTTTACACGGTTGACAATGGCATCCATGGATTCCTGAAGAGAGGCTTCCGTGATGTTCTGAGAATCAGAAAGCGTGAACCCCTTTACAATCCATTCGGATTTGTAAATCCCGAGTCCACGCTTATAAATCATCGCAAAATATTTATCTCCAGTAATCTTATGCGCCTTGGTATAGGCAGCCATAATGATATCGTAAAGGGTCATCTGGTCACAGATCATCGACTGAATATTGACCCCGGTGACATAGATAGACGGTACCCCATCAACCATCCGCAGCGGGAACTGCACATCGGCAGCCACCTGCATAGCAATAGCCTCCGGGGTAACGTTTGCGAAATTATACTGACCTTTCGACTCCAGAAGGTGTTTCATGAAGTCTGTCGCCGTGTATGTGATAGTCCCAATCGCACTGGATTTTTCTGTTCCAAACACCTGCCCGTAAAACACCTCACCCTCCGGTTCCTCTTCCAGGGAAACCAAGTCTCCGGTTGAAACTGAAGGCAAGCGAATGGTGCTGTCATAAGGGTCATTCACGAAGGAAAACTCAAGCGTTCTGCAGGCAGCGGAGGCTGAGCCCTTCCAGGTAACCGTAGAACAGGCACCAGTGATGTCGTACTGCATACCCTCTGAAGGCTTGAATAGTGTTATCTTCATGTCTCTGCCCTCGCATTCGGGATGGTCAGCGTCATCCCAACACTGATATTATTGGGGTTTGCACCAATCGCATCTTTGTTCTGTTCGTAGATGGACTTCCAATCCGCAGAACCGGTAAGCTGCCTGGCAATGGTACTCAGACAGTCCCCCGCCTTCACTCTATAAGTGGAGGATGACACTGTACCGGGTTCAGTCCTGGTAGTTTCTTTATCAGTTACCAGTGTCGCATCGGTGTTCTCCCCTGTTGCCCCGTCCATCTCCGCCAGCGTCACCACGGATGAGGCACTCGCAGACATGTTCCGGTGTTCTTTGAAGGTCATCGTATAGTAAATGTCCCCGGTCCCATCCTTCTCAGAATATTCAAAAGAATCCAGGCGCACACGCATACGGACAGGGGTTCCGGTCATCAGCAGCCGGAAGGTCCCTGCCCGCATAAGTTTCTCAACGGATTTTACATAACTCGAAGGACTCCTGATCCCCCGGGTCTCACAGTAATCACTGTCATAGTGTGCCGGAAAAAAGGACGAGAAGCTGATAGATGTCAGTGCCTTTTTCCCTCCCAGGTCCATTTCTCCGAGGGCATTGATGTCCACGGTACTGTTATTGTGGGAGGTACTGACCGTATATTCTGCGGGGAGAACAGGAATTCGTATCTTTTTCTTCCCTTTAAGCCATATTTCCACTGTAAGACAGACCTCCCTTCACAGCATTTGCAAGCTGAATCTTCCGAACCATGGCCGCAGCGATGCGGTCAATATCCGCGTCCTCACGCACCACGATGGTATCAGCCAGTTTCGGAATCGTGATGTTGGTCTTCACATAGTGGTCCCTGGACACTGTCTGCTCCGTGTCGGGTGTGCTGTTAGTGACACGGTTGAGTGATGACTCATGAGGTAAGATCTGCGTCCCTTCAGGAAGATTCATGAGCTCCGGACCCTTCTCACCAACAGTAGTCCAACCGCCACGCCAGTTCGGGGTTCCAGAGGCGTTCCGTCCTACTCCGTGAAGACCGCCTTTGGGGGTTCCGTCACTCAGCCCAGCCAAAGCCTCTCCGGCTCTCTTTGCTGCACCAATAATGCCGTTAATGACATTGATGATGCCCTGGAGCGCACCCCTGATAGTGCCGACAACACTGGTCGCAATGGACCCCATACTGTTCCAAACCTGTGTCCAATCACCATTGATAATTCCGGTGATCACTCCTACGACACCCTTAAGGATTCCGGCGATACCACCAAGTACACTGGAGATTATCTGCACAGCACCCTGTACAACTCCGCCGCCTTCGGCCCAGGCTGCAGACCAGTCACCGCTCAGTATGGCACTGACTGTTGAAACGACACTCGAGACTATTGCGGACAGTGTATTAATCACTATCGCAATACCATTAATGACTCCTGCAATAATGTATCCCGCGGCTACAAATGCCTCGCACAGTACATTTGCCACAAGGTCACCAATCATTGTCAGGACAGGCGATACTGTCGTACCAAATCCCTGGAAGGCAGTCATCAGGTTCTGGATTGCCGGTCCCACTACCGTCATTACCTGCTGCGCCGCCGCTTTAAACTGGTCGAGGTGAGTAATAACCACCAGGACAATCGCAGCAATAGCAGCAAGCACACCGAGCACAATTCCCAACGGCGCGCCTAAAGTGGCGGCCAGGGCCTTAAGCGGTCCTCCGGCCTTCACTACAAACTGGAATGCTCCTCGTACTTTGGATAACGCGCCAAACAGGGAACTTCCCAACCGGATAAGTCTTCCGAAGACCATCAGAACCGGTCCTGCGGCAGCTGCCATCATCGCCCATTTCACGATCTGCTGCTGCTGTTCCGGAGACATCTTTCGGAAAGCATCCACCATTTCTGTGAGTTTGTCGATAAACGGAACTACTGCCCCAGCAAGCGCCTGGCCAACAGAATATTTGAATACGTCAAATGTGGAGGACAACTTCTCCATTGGCGTCATCAGCGCATCGGCAGCCTCCTGGGCGTTGCCGGAAGCGTTCGTGATGTTGTCCCGCATATCACCAAGAGCATCGGCGGTGGGTCCGTTGATAAGAGCCAGCCACTTGCTCATCTGGTTGGCACCGAAGAGCTTTGATGCATAGTACATCTGCTCCTGCTCGGTCAGTCCGTTAAAGGACCCCTGCAGCGTATCGATAACATCCACCATGGACTTCATGTGACCCTCGTCATCATAAAGACTGATACCAAGTGCGGCCATGGCTTTATTCGCTTCTGAGTTACCTCCGGACAGCCTGGAGAGTCCTGTCTTCAGTGCATTGGCACCTTCGGAAGCACTGATGCTCTGGTCACCAAAAGCACCTACCAGTGTTGCAATATCCTCAAAGTCCCACCCTACAGTCTTGGCAATGGGGCCGGCAATAGACATCGCATCGAACAGCTCCTGCACATTGGTGTTTGCCTGTGCCTGCGCCACTGTAAACATATCGGCATAGTGTGTTGCCTCAGCCGCAGAAGCCCCGAAGGCTTTGAGGGTATTGCCCAGACCAGACGTCACACTGTCCAAATCGGTTGTAGTACCGGCTGCCAGATTGAGGGAAGGAGTTAACATATCCGCAGCCTGTGCGGCATCCCAACCCTGGCGGGCAAAGTTAACCAGCGCCTGTCCGCCTTCCTGCATGGAAAAGATGGACTGCGTCATGGCATCCTGGAGGGAAGCTGACAGGTCAGCAGTGGCGTACTTACTCTCGCCCATAGTGGCCTCGACCAGCTTTAACTGTTTATCGACACTCTCAAAGGTCTTATAGGACACTGTTCCCAGACCTACCAGCGGTACGGTTACTGCTGCAGTCAGCTTTTTTCCGGCATCCTCGAAGCCCCTGCCAATCTTATCGACAGATTTTCTCGTCCGTTCTCCTGCCTTGGATGCCTGGGTCATCAGGTCCAGACTTTTCTTCATCGGATTGGTAAACTCGTCTCTCAGACGGAGCACCGCATCGATTACTCTGCTCATCGTTTACCCCTCCTTCCCGGCAGTCTTCCGATTTCCTTTGCCTGTTTCTCCTGCTCCTGACGGTACTTTGCCAGGAATGCCCTTACTACAATCTTCTCTCCTTCCCCCATGCCGTAAAACTGCATCGGGGACCAATGAAAATCACGGAAGAGAACGTACATATTGGTTACATCTCCGCCCTCTTCCGTGTAAATCAGTTTTTTACTTCTTTAACGACATCATCCCCGCCAAAGCCGGAAAGCTCTGTGACGGTGTCCGCCATAGCGCCAATCTCGGAAGGCTTAAAAATCTTCTCTAAAAGTTCTCCAGGGGTGCTGCAGCTGAACTTCTCCAGTAAGGCTGTGTCTTTCATGGAGGGTTCCACCATACCTGCCAGGCAAAGGCTGATGTTTACGTCATAGGCCTTATCAAGCTGAACCTGGCCATTCTTATCAGTTACCCCACTTGCCAATTTGGTAAACCGGCGTGCACCGATGCCCTTCAGCTTAACCATGAAGGGCTGTTTCGCCTTCTTCGTAAGCCGCTTGATTTCTACATCCTTCTCATTGGAAACTTCCAGGTCTGCCTGGTCCATCCCAAGCAAAATATCTACTGTATTCATAACGCTCCTTTATCAGACCATTGCCTTGATCTCAAAGTCGGAAAAGGTAAAACTGTAGGACTCTTCACCGATATTTCCGGCCTCCCAGTCCATCAGGGTCACCTTTTCAAATTTCACGTGTTTCACCGCGATACGCTGTTCACCCTTGCCGTTGGGATCATTCCAGGAGGATTCAATCGTGATATCCGGAACCCTTCCCGCCTTAATCTCAGCAGCAATCTTTTTCATGACATAAGAATCGACCTTATGCAGCGTGATTTCACCTTCACCGGCAAGCGCGGTCATCTTATGCCCCGTCATCAGGTTCTGAACCCGGGTCAGGTCTTCGTAGCTGATGGTAACCTCCGCCCGGAAGGCTGTCGCTTCACTAAGGAGGTCTCCATCAACCCATACTTTGCCCCATGTGCCGAGCCAGACCTGTTCATCATTAAAACCAGTCATTCTCCTACCTCCTTATCCGATATAGATATCGAGTTTGATGTCCTCAATTGCGTCAAGCATACTGATGGTTGCCCGAAGGAATACTTCAGAGCCGGTGTTTGCCATACGAATCTGAAGTTCCGATGCCTCTTCCACATCAATCTCCTCACCGTCCACAATAAACTTCCCGCCCCTGGCTTTAATCCAGGTCTTCTGGGCTTCTGTATCAATGTCACACTGACCGGAAGCAAGGATTCCTTCCCGGACCAGGGTATCGAAATACCCGTTAATAGCTGTAGTCAGAAGGCATTTGTTATCATAGGAATTCGTGTATTTCCCAATATAGTTATCCTGGACCGTCACCCTGATATCGTTGGAAATCATATCCATGATTTCCACTAAACGGATCTTTTTAAAACTGTCACCCTTGGTGTCTCCGGTTGTAGTCAGGCTGTTTACGCCCCTTGTAATCTTTACCTTCTCGCCATCCCACATGAGCACGAGATGCCCTGCATCAACTGCAGTATCAATCGCTTCCTGCGTCATGGAAGGACACCCCAGTGCCTCCGGGATCGGCGCGTAGGTACATGACATCGTCCAGGGTGTTCCGGCAATGATACCCGCAATTCTTGCAGTAGCTTCATCCGCAGTACGCGTAGTCCCGTCCTCATCGGTGTATCCGCTGACCACGTTAATGATACCCTCGTGGTTCGCTGTATTATTTGCAAGAATCGCCTTGAAAATCTTGTGGTTGTTATCACGCTGGCTCTTAATCCAGGTCACGATATCCGCCGCCTTACTGTCTACCGTTGCCGTAGGCGCTACAAGGTAGTCCCACCGGAGCAGTTCCAGGATGTTCATTGCGTCAGTGTAGGTTTCCGCGCTGGGAATGACCACCGCAATAATCTTTCTGGGTGCCGTCTGGTAACCTTTCAGTGCCGCAGAAATCAGCGCCTTATTGGACGCGCTTAAACTGGCAGGAATATCCGTCGAATCCAGTATCGTATATGTGGTAACAGAAGCGATATCCTCATCCACAAGGATCATCGCGATGATTCCCTTTTCACCACGCTGAATTGCGGCAATAGCCTGCTCATAAAAGGCAATCGTAATGTTGGGAGCTCCCATATCAGTAATCCTCTCTTTCAATTTCAAGTTCCATTTCTTCCATCAGGTCATTGGCATCAACATAGCCACCGATTTCAGTAGTGGAATAAAATGTTATCGTTACCTGCAGCATATCCGCGTTTTCATCGGTCCAGTCAAACTCAGTATTCTCCACAACCAGACGTTTTCTGTTTTTCAGCTGAACAACCGGTTCAAAAGCCGCGCAGATAGTTTCGTATACATCCAGGCAATGCGCCTCATCATGAGTTTCCTCAAAATAAGTAATCTTGAAAATATATCCCTGGCGTGTCACGTATCGTCCAGTCTTCTCCCTGGCAGAAGGAAGAATCTCCGTAAAAAAGGACGGCCTTCGGTAGCCGTCCAAAGTATCATTTCCGTAAATGGGGATTTCATGATTGAATGCTGATGACAGAACGCCGTTGCAGGCAGCCTTGACAGATTTTGTATCGTAAATCATAGGTTGTGTCCTTTCAGCATCTTATCGACATATTTCTCGACATGACCCGGCCATTCGTTCTGCCACTCCTGCCTTGTCCTTTCGCAGTAATGCCTTCCCGGAGAGTACCCGAGTACTTTTACGTTCGGATTCTTCTGACCTCTGGCCTTCTTCTGGCGTTTTGATTTATCCAGGCCTCCCGATTCCAGAGCAGCAAACATCTTTGGGTCAGCTTTGACCACATGTCCATTTTCAACAAGGTGCCAGATAGGGTGTTTATTCTCGATCTCCACGCCAACGGTATATCCGCCGAATGATGCTTTTTCCCTTGTACGATGCCATCCCTCAGGAATCGGGGGCTTGCCCCCGGAATAATCGCCGGGCATTTTTGCATTGACATCTTTGATAAACACCCCGGCGAGGCGGTATACTTCCTTTTCAGTTTCGTCGGGATAGAGCTTCAGGCATTTCTCGATATCTGTTTTTAATTCATCCAGGCCTTCAAAAGAAAATGTACCACCGGCCATCATATACCTCCTTCAGGAACCGTCTGAACCTTCTTATCCTTTGACTCCGTGCAGTAAATCTCCAGATAGAAACCAGCCTCCATGATGTTAATCACCGAATCAATTTCAAACTGCCGTCCCTGATATACCAGAACATCTTTTTCGGTTACATCATGCCGGTACCGCATTGTTACTTTAAACTGCAGGGCATTCGATTCCTTATAGTATTCCAGAAATTCTGTGCCCCGGACAGGCTTTACCTCTGCCCATACTGTAGCAATCTGATGCAGCCCTGTCTTTCTCTGACCAAGTTCTGTTTCATATTCCTCATATCTGAATATCCCGACCCGTTTGTTCAGCCGTCCGGGGTCCACAGGCTTTACCGATTTCATCAGACCACCCCTTCCCGGATGGAAAAGAGAATGGCCCGAAGGGTTAATGTCAGTTCATGATAATCTGCCTGGTCCCGGTATTCATACATATGCGCAACAGCATACAAAATGGCCGGCTTCATCACCATGCGGATATGAGCCAGTTCCTCCTCGGTATAATCATCCGTCTTACTGACATCTGAATCCACAGCAGCCCACTGCTCATCTGTAAGCCTCGCTACATCAGCGCAGAGTTTACATGCAGAAGATAAGAGGATACCGATCATGGCATCCTCATCCGCTGTTTCCACCCGGAGATACTCTTTGGCTTCTTCAAGCGTAATCAGCGCCATGACCGGTCACCCCCTTTCCTCATGAACCGGACGTTGCCGTGCCTGTGCCGAGGGCCATAACCTGCATTGCCTCCGGCAGGATAAGCTTACCGTCAACACGCTGAGTTCCGATAAAACCGACCTGGTCAGTTACTGCGTAAAGTTCGTTCAGGCGCTTGAGGGTGCGGCTCTGACGGTCAGCAATCCAGTAATAGCTGAAATCGCCAAACAGCAGAACCTTCTTGTTCTTATCAGTGGTTGCATTGCCTGTAATCGCCGGCATATAAGCGCTGGTATAGATCGGACGGCCCAGAATAGTATCCGGCTTTCCAACCTCCAGGCCCGGTTTCCAGATGTAGTTCTGGTTTCCGTCCTTCAGCAGCATAAGCTGCAGAAGCAGAGTCTCGTTGCACAGGAAAGCTGCCTTTCTGCGATACGGAGACTTCAGGCTGTAATACAGCTTGTAAATGTTATCGAAGTGAACAGTCTGCGCATTCGCTGTGGTATTGCCCGCGCTCGGAGTGAGGCTGGTGAGAATGCCGGTCGGCATACTCGGTGTTGTCTGAGGATTAGTAGACGGGCCGGTGCCGTTGATGAAAGCATCCTCCTCCGCGTTACCGAACCGCACGCCAAAGCGCTGCGCGATATGGGCTGCGATATTGAAGGCACTGTCGTTCAGCAGCTCATTGGAAACTTTGATCATGCATCCGAGCTTGTACGCAGAGAGGGTCTCCTGCGCAAAACTCATATCAGATTCCTGGATGGCCGCTCCTTCCTCAATCCAGGATGCCGTACCGGAATCGGTCGCAATCGGGATAGTACGGGTGCCGGAATTGGTATGGATGGTCTTAGCCAGCGTACGGAAGATGTTATTCTCCTCCAGGCCCTGAATAAGCTGCCTCTCAAATTCATCCGGCACGGTGTAACCACCGTTCTCACCAATGCCAACGGAAAGCGCATCGCGTACTTCCATTGAAGTGTTGCCGCGCATCATGTTCCAGAAAGCCTCGTTGTACTCGGCAGTTGCCGTCGGACGGGTCTTGCCATTCTTCTGCTGACCGCCCTTAGGGTCACCATGCACAGGAACAGATGTTGCCGCAGACAGCTTCGCGTCCATCTCCATCTGGTCCTCCAGGCGCTTAATCTCATCGCCCAGGGCTTTAACGTCCGCAGCCATCTTGTCGTACTGTTCAACTGCAGATGCCTCTACCAGTCCGTTTTCATCTCTGTGTTCCTCCAGAAAAGCCTTCGTCTGCTCCCAGAGGGTGTTCCGCTTGTTACGAAGATCGATAATCTTACTCATATTGATTTCCTCCATAAAGTGGTTTTCTGCAACAAAAAAGCCGGGTCCTCATCTGAGGAACTCCAGCTTTTCCTTAAGTATCTGATAGGGCATTGCCCCGTTTTTGGTTTTTCCGTCCATCCCGATAACCGGTGTCTGAAGCTGTGTATCCCCGGGTTCTGCGGCAGCTGCTGCGCATTCTGACTCGTCAGATACACACAGCCGGTTCAGCACAGCCCGGTCGGTAAGCCTGCTTGAATACAGCCGGGCCTCAATGATATTCTCTTCCTTCCCGTCCGATGTCTCTTCAGACTCATCCGGAGCAGGTTTCTTCCCGTCATAGAGAACCTCGTCCGCAAAGCCAAGTTCGACCGCCTTTTTGGCGTTCATCCAGGTCTCATTGCTCATGAGTTCCGCAATCTTATTGTGCCGAAGACCTGTCTTGGCGGCATAGGCATTGATAATGCTCTCCTTTACCTCGTTCAGTGTTTCGATGGCCTTTTCCATATCCTTCGCATTTCCCATTGCGATAGTCGAAGGGTCATGAATCATCAGAAGCGCTGTCGGAGACATCTCCACCCGGTTTCCCGCCATCGCGACTACTGATGCAGCAGATGCTGCAATCGACGCGATGCGGACAGTTACATTACCGGCATACTCACGCAGCATCGTGTATATCTCCGCAGCAGCAAAGACATTGCCGCCCGGGGAATTAATCCACACGGTCACATCCCCATCTTCAGCTTCAAGTTCATCCCGGAAATCTCCTGGCGTAATCTCATCGCCCCAGAAGGAGTCCTCATCAATCGGCCCCTCCAGGCGGAGAACCCGGCCGCCTCCGTCATCCCGGATCCAGTTCCAAAACTTCTTCATTCTTTCCTCCTGTTTCTGGTCTGTGTACCTCCACGCTGCTCAGTTTCCTCCACGCCATCCTGACCGGCATACTCCAGTTTTACGTACCCGCCGTTCAGGTAGTAGTCATCTCCGCCTTTCTCAACAGGGATAAGGTCCATATTTTCAAGCCTTCTGACATCATTCGGTGAAAGAAAACCATTGCTGATTCCGGTAGCATACCCCTGCATCCTGGACTGATAATCCCCACGGAGCAGACCGTCCACGTTGAATTTCGGGAACAGTGTATCCTGTTCATCCGGGAGCAGAAGATCCTTTATTATTGCCTGTTCAAACCGGACAAGCCACGGGGTCAGTGTATGTACTACGAAATCTATTGACTGATGCTCGATATTGGAAAACGTAGCATATTCCAGGTCCTGCACCATATGCGGCGGTACTCGGAAAATTCGGCAGATTTCGTTTACGCCGAATTGTCTTGTGGAAAGAAACTGGCTGTCCTCCGGGGGAAGAGAAATTGCTTTATACTGCATTCCTTCTTCCAGGACGGCAACCTTGTGTGCATTATTGGGCCCGCCGTAAACGCTCGTCCAGTTTTCTCGTATTTTCTCCGGATTCTTCAGGACTCCGGGATGTTCCAGGACTCCGCTCGGCTGCGCACCGTTTCGGAAGAAACTGCTGCCGTATTTCTCCACTGCCAGCGTGGTGCCCAGGCTGTTCTTCATCATTGCGATAGGTGAGAAGCCTACCAGGCCGTTAAACCCCAATCCCGGAATGTGAAAAATTTCATCTTTTCGGAAGTAGATATCCTTATTGTTTTCACCCGGCTTTTCATCCGTGTACGCATGGTAGATGTAATATATCTGCCCGTTCTCATCCCGGTCAGTCTCCACATTCTCAGGAAGCAGCGGATACAGACCCATAATGCCGTTTCTGCCGTCACGGATAATCTGCGCATAGGCGTTTCCCCACAGCAGCAGATGAGTCATCATCGTTTCCCTGAAAGAGAAACTCGTCATTTCCGGATTCGGCTGGCGGTACAGAATCTTATAAAGCGGATGGTCAACTGCCCGTTCCTTTTCGCTGATACCCTCCTTCATCCGGTACAGATGCAGAGGCAGCCCGGCCACCGTTTCCGCGAGAAGCCTCACGCAGGCGTACACCGTCGCAATCTGCATTGCGGACTTCTCGTCTACTCTTTCACCGGAATCCGCGCGTCCGAATGTAAATATCTGCCCGGAATCACGGACGTTATCCATGATCTCCGGAAGTTTCGGCGCGTCTCTTGGGCTAATCCCAAGCCATTCAAAAAGGCCCATCTTCATTTTCCTCCATACAAAAACAGCATCCTTTCATGGATGCCATTTAATTCCTTTACTCTGTAATTGTGGAACAAAAAAGCATCCCGAAGGATGCTTTCTTTAAATATACATTTTCAGTTCTTCATACAATGGATCAGGATTCTTTTCCTGATATGCCATAAACTTGCGCATAACTGCTTTGTACAGGCGCGGAGGTAATCCTCCAACTTTTTTGTCATTTACATACTCTTTATAAATATTCTGCAAATTGACCATTGACGGTCTGTCAAGACTAATGCTCGCAAAGTTAAGAGTTTCCTCATCTAACAGGAAGTATCTCTCCTCATAAAGAGCATATTTATGAACCTGACTTGTCATCGTCAGATAGTATGTCTCACCCGTGATACTGTCAGTAGCAATAGCAACCATAGCCGGATGGCAGACTTTTGAATCCCTTAATTGATTATCCTTAAAAACAATTCCTCTTTTTAAAATAATAGTACCTTTGCCATATTCCATCAGTAAATCACCAGCCTTCCGTCTTCGTCCAGCTGGACATACCACCGATTGCCTTTTTCCTCTTCTCCTATCTCTGCTAATTCGGCATGATATTGGTCAATCGGAAATGACTTCTTAAAAATAAACTCATTCCCATTTATTGTCTCGCAGATTTCCTCTTTATAATCATGCTTGCATATAACAAAAGACAGTTCCTTCATGACCGCCGTATTTTTCCCTTGCGGATCAATACTGTTTAATGCTGTATCTCCCTTCCCCATCATGCCATACAATGCAGCTGCATAGGCTGCTAATCTCCGATAGGATCCGTCATTGTCGCTCAGTTTAGTTTCCAATATCACAGCTTCATCATCAGACATACAATCCACGAGTTGTTTCATCATTTCAGCCTCTGCGGGATTGCCATCCTTTCTTGCGAGAAGATCATAATATGCATTTATCCGCTTTCTCGTTTCTTCGTTCAAATAATCACCCCATTCGTAAATGATGTATTATAACAATACCACAAACGGAGGCTTTAATCACTCAAAAAATAAGAAGGCCCCTGGAATCATACACGCTCTCGCCTGTATCGTAACCGCATCGGATTGCCCTGTCCAATCCCATAATGGCGGCAATTGCGCCGTCTATCTTCTCTGTACTTTTCTCCTTATCTGCCTTGATATTGCCGGCGGGATCCTGCCGGATGAAAATGTTGTCCATCATCCACCGGAGAACCGGATGTCCGCCATGGGCGATTCTTTTCTCCAGGGTAAGCTTCATCAGTTCCTTTGTCGGCGGACTCATATCCTTAAACCCCTGGCCAAACGGAACCACAGTGAAGCCCATACCTTCAAGGTTCTGCACCATCTGCACAGCACCCCACCGGTCGAAAGCTATCTCACGGATGTTGTATCGTTCGCCCAGGCTCTCAATAAATTTCTCGATGAAACCGTAATGGACAACGTTGCCTTCGGTTGTCATAAGATAGCCCTGACGTTCCCAGATATCGTAAGGGACATGGTCGCGCCTTACCCGGAGGTCAATCGTATCCTCCGGAATCCAGAAATACGGAAGAATATAATACTTGTCTTCCTCGCTCTCAGGAGGAAATACCAGGACAAAAGCAGTAATGTCAGTCGTGGAAGAAAGGTCAAGGCCTCCGTAGCATACCCTTCCTTCCAGTTCCTCCTCGAAAACCGGGAATGCACAGGCATCCCATTTATCCATGGGCATCCACCGTATAGACTGCTTTACCCACTGGTTAAGACGCAGCTGCCGGAAAGCATTCTCTTCTCCCGGATTCTGCTGTGCCGATTCACACGCTGCTTTTACCTTATCAATTCCGACTGTGATCCCCAGGGATGGATTTGCCTTTTTCCATACTTTCGGATCAGTCCAGTCCTCATCCTCGCCTACCCCATAGATAACGGAATAAAAGGTCGGGTCAATCTTCCGTCCTTCTGCAATATCTATCGCTTTCTGGTGAACCTCATAGCAGATGGAGTTCGTATCATTTCCCGCAGTTGTAATTAGGAAATACAATGGCTGCATCCGGGCATCTCCGGAGCCCTGGAGCATAACATCGAACAGCTTTCTGTTCGGCTGGGTATGAAGTTCATCAAAGATAACGCCATGGGTATTGAAGCCGTGCTTGTTCGCCACATCCGCTGAAAGAACCTGGTAGGAACTGTTTGTCGGTTTATAGACCAGTTTCTTCTGGGATTCCAGGATTTTGACTCTCCTGGAAAGGGCCGGACAGAAGCGCACCATGTCGACGGCTACATCAAAGACTATCTTTGCCTGGTTACGGTCTGCTGCACACCCATACACCTCAGCCCGTTCCTCTCCATCTCCACATAGGAGGAGAAGAGCTACTGCTGCTGCAAGCTCTGACTTGCCTTGTTTTTTTGGTATCTCAATATATGCTGTATTGAACTGCCGATATCCGTTTTTCTTCAGTATCCCGAACAGGTCACGGATAATCTGCTCCTGCCAGTCAATCAGTTCAAACTTTTTCCCGGCCCAGGTGCCTTTCGTATGGCAGAGCTGTTCGATGAACGCCACCGCATAATCGGCAGATGCTTTGTCATAATGAGATGTCTTTGCCATAAATCTGGTCGGTTTGTAATTCTTCAGCTTACGCATCATCTGCGCTGTCACCTTCTTCCGGGCATAAAAAAAGACCTGCTGTCAGCAAGTCTTTTTCATGTATGTTTCTGTTGTTTACCCCTTCTTTTACTGCTGCATCGCCCAGGCGATCGCGTGTCCGTCGTCTTCGAACTCAACCTCGCTGGCGGCTGCAAGTCCGATCGTTCCTTCGCAGGAAAAGTCGTCATCCAGGTGCTCGTAAACCGCTCCGTAGTAGCAGGGCTTGTTCTTTCCGTTGTAGTAGTATCCGGCAACCAGAATCCTGTTTCCAAAAGTAAGGGTCTTGCTCCAGTTGCATTCGAGGTCTTCCGGGGTGGTGGGGTTCGGCAGCCTGTAGGTCTTCATCGCTTCTTTAATCGTCATTGTTTTTTCCTCCGTTCGTTTTGTTATGTACATATATCACTCTGAACGGGGAGAATAGCAACTTATATCCAGGGGATAAAATGTACAATTATCCCTGATGGAAACTGTGTATTTTATCCTCGTGTATGACGGTGGATTGTCTCGATGATCTGCTCCTGTTCCTCGGCATCCACGCCAATAGATTCCAAGGCCTGTCTTGTTCCGCAGTCTGGACAGATAAGGGTCTTATTGTCTGTCCTCGAAAGGGCCGGAACACCATGATAGGTTTTTCCGCAGAGCGGGCATACAGCCATCCTTAGCACGTTATCCTTCATATCCGCATTCCTCTCTGACATTCCTGTATGCATCTTCCAACACCTTGCTGTCGAACATGAAAGTAGCGTATCCTTCCAGACATGTCCGCAGATAGATTTCATCCGGAATTCCAATGGGCCTGTCTTCATGCATAACATACGCAAAACCCGTGACCGTCCTGGTTTTTCCGGTGCAGATACCTCTGTACTGCAGGGGAATTCTTCGCTTGTAATAAAAGACTGGAAAGCCTTCATAGCGGTCAAGTGCCGCCTCGTCAGACTCCGTCACTTCCCATACCGCCACAGGCACTCTGGCGCCTGCATTCTCCTCAATCGTGAGGTACGCACCGGTTCTGCTCCCCCGGAACCGCAGTTCCCATCCTTCAAGTACTGCTGTTCCAAGGATCGTGGCGTGAGGGCAGCGTATCCGCATCTGCGGTATGTTTAAGTTGCTTCCGTACGCAATGTAGTATCTCTTTGGCATATTCATAACCTTCCTTTCCAGGGCATCTGCCCCTTCTACCACCTTAAGACCGCCGAAGCGGTCTCTTGTGTGAGGCCTCAGGGCCGTGCCCTTCAGGCGGCCTCTCTGCCGTTCCGGAAGGCAGCGTCACCGGAAAGGTTGCGGGTAAGGAAATCCCTCGCTGTTGCGAATTCCTCGCCGATGAATCCGAGCCGGAGAAGCCATGTTCTCATGGCGTATTTCGGATTCTCGTTCTGCTGTGGCTTGGGGCTTGCCGTCCGTACTTCCTTCGCCAGCTGGCTGAGTGCAAGGCAAAGCTGAATGTAGCTTTTCAGCTGTCCGGCGTGTATCCCACCCCGCCGTCCGTTTCCAGGCTCATCAAACTGGAAAAGTCTGAACTCGATGGTTCCCTTTGTGAAGGTAGCGTGAAGGTTCAGCATGTGGTACCGGCTCTCGTTGTAGTGCTGGTTTCTTCCCCAGTCCGCGCCGTTCCCGTTGTACCAGATGTCTGCAAGCTGTGCCATCGTTGTCGGCTTTTTCCTGTTGACCAGGTCAAGGAAACCAGGGTCAACCATCTTGCAGTACCGGCTTATCCGGCGCCGGTCAATCTTAAGCGCTTCTGCAAGAAGGTTCTCATGGCTTGCCATGATGTTTGCCAGATTGCGGAGCGTCTTCGGCGTATGGCCGTTTGCTCCGATGTGAATGTGGACTCCGCATCCCCGGCTGGAGTCGCTCTTCGCACCTTCGTGCCGGAGTTTTCTGCAGAGTTCCTGAAGAGTTTCAATGTCGCTGTAGTGAAGGATCGGCGTGACCATCTCGCATTTTTCGGCATCCGGTCCGGCGATTGAAACGTCCTTCTGAAATTTCCATTCCCTTCCTTCGGCGTCCCAGGCACTCCAGGTCATGTAGCCGTTCCGCTCTGCGGTATTCTCATACCGTCCGGTTCCGAAAAAGCCGGCGGCAACCTTCGCTGCCCTTTGTCTTGTGATGCTGTTCATCTCAACTTCGACCCCGATGGTCTGGTTCTTCATCTCGTTTATCTGTCTCTCTGTCCTTGCGTTCATCGTGTGCCTCCTTTTGAAATCCTCGTTCATTGCGGGGTTTGTTTCCCTTTGGTGTGTCTATATATCACTCTGAAGCACACATATATCAACTTGATTTGGAGGCATAAAAGCACCAGACATCTGCCGTTTTCCAGGGGGGATAATTGTGTATCTTACGGGGCAGTCTTCCGGACGATGTCCTCACCGTAAACCACGCTCAGGCTGCTTCCGTTATCCCACCGCATCATAAGAGACCCTGTATCGTCCACGCCCCGGACGGTACCCAGTGTCCCCGGAGGCGGAGCCTGGATGTCATCCATATGAACAAGTTCCACACGGGTCCCGGAGGGGAATTCCCTCCTAATTCGTTCCACTGTCTCTCCATTCGGAAATCTCATGTTCAGTACCTCCGTTTCTGAATGCGGATGATCCTGTCAGCTTCTCCAGAAGAATCTTCCGGTCACTTTTATAGTCTTTTCCGATAAAACCCAGGCGGAGGAGCAGGCACCGGAAAGCGTACTTCTCATTATCAACTTCCTTCTCCTTCGCAGTGATTCTTTTGCTCTCTCTGCTCATCCGGCAGAGGGCTTCGATAAACCTGGTGTAGGCGGCCGCATGATCTGCGTCTGTTCCGAAGAACCAGGGAAACGCCACTCTGTCTTCCTTCATCTCAATGTTTATGCTTTCTGTTCCAAGTGCCTTTTTGATAAGCGCACCCTTGGCACCGAGGAGCTTCATGAGGTTTCCCACATTCACCATGTCGAAAGGAATCTCAACCGTGAGTTCCTGGTCTTTCTTCTGTACCGTATTTACCATCTCCGCATCTGCCGGAGCATTATCAGCCGTCTCCTCCGGTTCTGGAGAAAAACCTGCGGCCAGAACAGCATCCAGGACTCCGGCGGTATCTTCCCCGTTTTCAATTACCAGGGTGCCGTCCATCAAAACCCGGAAATCGCCGATCTCATAGGCTGCACTCGGCATTCCCATGTACTTCGCCTTTACTCCGGAAGCATCGGATATAACTTTCACCAGTTCCTTCCGCTTCGTTCCGGTTACATTGAATCGAATCTTCATCATATGTACCTCCTTTTTTGGTATGTACATACATCACTCTGAACGAAGAAAATAGCAAGAATATAATCGTACGATGCCCGCCGAAATACCCGGCTTTACTGCTCCGGAAACTGTGAATAATACACGATCCCGGAAAGAACAAATACCACGCAGGGGAGAGCAACCCCATTTCCCCACATCTTGTATTCGGCGGAATCGGAATAAGGTGCGGAAAGCCATTTCCGTATCTGTTTTGAACTCTTCGGCTTGCTGTCCGGCTTCATAGCCAGGCGCCAGGTTTCGAAGGCTTTATACCAGAAGTACAACTCTTCATCTGTAGGTTTCTTCGTTTCCAGGCCGCTGCACCACCAGTCCGGAAATCCCTGGAGCCTGGCACATTCGGTTGGAGTCAGCCTCCGCACAATGTAATCCGTGCCGTCCATATCATTAATGAGCGGAGGGTCCTTGTAATCCGTTGCCACCAGTGTGTTCGCTTTCTCTTTCCTGGCATCCGTAAAGAATGACGCCTTGGAAGAACTGTAATGGATAACATCCGAATCAAGCACGAACGGCTGGTTATTGCCTCCTGTGCCAAAAGTAGATAAAATCGTCTGCATCACGTCAAGCGGACCGGTATAACGCCCATCCTGTGCATGGTTTTCAAACACAAGCGGCGGATGATTTGCCTCTGCCCGCAGAGTACTTGTCACATTTTCTGTCACATCCATCCGCTGCCCGCCCTGGTCATTCAGGCAGACCACGCAGCCTGTTTCTCCAGGGCAGCTGCCAGCACCGGCGGCAGTGTCTTTCCATGTTCGGAAGCTCTCCGCAGAATACCCAGACAGGCCCTCCGACTCAAATAATATTTTTCCGGCACGCCCGCCGTTAAGATCTGCGACAAGGTAGATTCGTTTTCTTCTCTGGGGCACTCCCCAGTACTGAGCGTCCAGGACCCGCCAGGCGACGGAGTAACCTTCTCCCATGATGTTTCCTGCGTTCTGCCACTTACGGGGTGCAGGAACATATACGGTTTCATCCACGATATGACAGATGCTTTCGAGGACACATCGGAAGTCTTCTCCTCTGTTTGAGGAGAAAGCGCCCGGGACATTCTCCCAGACGATATATTCCGGATATTTTCCATCGGTCTTTTCCCTCATTTCTCTGATGATGCGGACAGCCTCGTAAAAAAGGCCCGAACGGTTACCGTCCAGGCCTTCTCTTCTGCCCGCTATGCTCATGTCCTGACACGGCGAACCGAACGTTATGATATCCACCGGTTCGATATTTCCCCCGTCCATCCGGGAAACGTCACCGTAATGCTTCATCTGAGGCAGACGTTTTGTAGTTACCCGGATAGGAAACGGCTCAATCTCCGATGCCCATACAGGCCTTATCCCAGAGATGATACCTCCCAGGGGAAAACCTCCAGAACCGTCAAACAGACTGCCAAGGGTAAGATTACTCATCCGGCACCCCCAGTTTCACATAGCTTACCTTCTTCCCGTCGCGGATTACATATACATCCGCCGGGTCATTGTTCTTAAACTGCAGATACCTCTTCACCGCCACATCCACGAACTTCGGTTCCAGCTCTATGCCATAGCAGGAGCGGTTCAGCTGTTCACAGGCAATCAGTGTGGAGGCAGACCCCAGAAACCCGTCAAGCACGAGGCCGTTGGTCTGTGTGCACTGCTTAATGAGGTACGCAATCAGCGGCACCGGCTTTGAAGATGGATGTCCGCAGCCGTCTTCCTTCGCATTCTTAATGCCGTCGAACTCAAATACCGTTTTCTGTTTCTGGTCGCCGTACCAGATGTGTTTCCCATCCTTACGCCATCCCCAGATAATTGGTTCCATGTTGAATTTCCAGTCGGTACGCGAGAACGGTGCCTTGGGTTTCTTCCAGACAAGACCTGCCCCAACTTTGAAGCCCGCATCCTCATAGGCATCGTAGAAGACCCTGGCCTTCATTGTAGCGTAGAAAACATACACAGACGCATCCCTCGCCATCGCCTCACGGAATTGCGTGAAGGCTGACAGAAGGAACTTATACCCTTCCTCATCAGAAAGGTCATCGTTTTTGATCTTTCCGACAGAACTGTCAAGCGCTACAAAATACGGTGGATCTGTACAGACAAGATTAACCTTCGTATCCCGGAGCAGCGCTTTATAGGTTTCCGGTTTAGTGGAATCCCCGCAGATAACCGTATGTCTTCCAAGGTGCCAGATATCTCCCTCTTTAGAAAATGCCGGACGTTCCAGTTCAGCATCGACATCAAAGTCATCCTCTTTGGCTTCTGTCCCATCATCAAAGAGCTTCGACAGTTCCTTTTCGTCAAAGCCGGTAAGAGAGAGGTCGAACGCCTCTGCCTGCAGAGCTTCTATCTCCACCCGCAGAAGTTCTTCATCCCATCCGGCATCCAGAGCCATACGGTTATCCGCAATGATATACGCCTTCTTCTGTGCTGCCGTCAGATGGTCTGCAAACACACAGGGAACCTCCCGTATGCCTTCTTCTTTTGCGGCAAGAATTCTGCCGTGTCCGGCGATCACGTTATAGTCACGGTCAATAATGACCGGATTAATGAAGCCGAATTCCCGTAAAGAAGCCCGAAGTTTATTAATCTGCTCCGGGCTGTGCGTTCTTGCATTATTGATATAAGGGATCAGTCTGCTGGTCTCCACGAGCTGCATTTCACTTGTAGTTTTCATGCCCGTACCAGCCCCCATTCCGCAAATTTCTCAAATCCGCCGATAGATTTGATGTATTCCCTGGCCTTCTCTACGATGTCCTTATACGGAACACCGCCGACTTCCTCATCGCCAATTGCACAGGTCAGTTCTACCGGCATGCCGTCTTCCTGGGCTTTAAGCCATGCATAGATGTTCACCGATACGTCTGCCTTCGACAGGTCCTTACCGTGCAATCCGCCGCCGGTTACGCTGTCAGCCATATCGGACCCCAGTTTTCGATTAGTTGCTCCAGAGTCCACATCCGTACCGCCAGTCCAGTCTCCCAGAGGATTGACTTCAGACCCTGGGTACGCTTCCCTGATATGCTCCGAGTCCGCATTGCTCTGACAGATAATCAGCCTGTCTCCATCCAGGATGTACTTCCCGTCTGACGGATATGCTCCATACATAAATGCCGCAATCTTCGTCAGCACCTTCTGCTCGGAAGTCACAGGCACGCCCTTAAAGATTCCGTTGTCTCCGCAGCGGATCATACCCGCCTGGTTATTTGAAAGGTGTGCATCCTGGGGCACTTCAAGGTAATCGGTAATAAGAGCGCCGCCAATACGGTTCACAATGGCCTTCACCTCTGCCCTGGGAATACGCACAGATGTCTCTGCAATGATATGGCAGATTCCATGCCCTGTCAGAACTTCCACAGCTATTCTGGGATCCTTCTCTTTTGCATACGCCGCATCCACAATGGCTCCGGCAATACGGTCCGCCACCTTATCGGGATGAGAGGGGTTCACTTTCTCAAACATACCATTCCTCACTTTCTGTTCCTGGTGCGGAGCAGCCTCTCCATCACATCATCCTGAGGACTGGCTCCGTCATATTCCACGGAACAGTTCTCACGGACGATCTGGTAAATCTGGAACCAGTCCGCATTGACCTGTTTCTTGTAGTCGCGGCTCATGGACACATACGGTGACGCGATGGCATTCCCTGTGGTCGGGTGTTTTGCCAGGTAGCCGAACTCGGAGATTGCCTCCTCGCACTGAATCCACCTGGCGACGCTCATCGCGTACTGCTCGATCAGCTGGTTGTTTACTAACATTTCACAGCCTCGTGCCTTCAGCCATTTATAGGTTTCACGGAAGATTTCCTCCGCACAAAGTTCGCTGCCGTTTTTCTGTCTTGCTTTCAGGTACTCATGTACAGGTGGCACATCTTCTCCTCTGATATCCGCCGGTTCCGGAAAGTCATCCGGCATCACCATAGCGCCTCTCGCTGTGCCATCCGTAATTCTGTCTGTGAGAGCTTTCCGTTTCGGCCCGGTTCCCGGCCTCGGCCCGCCCCTGTTTGTTCCGTCTTTCGCCACACCGGCACCTCCTTTCTCCGCGCCTGGGGTCTATCCCCTGTTTGAATTCAAAAAAACACACGCAAAACCCCGGGCCGTTCTTCGCTTAAAAATCTCCCGGAGATTCAACCCCGCCCCCCGTCAGCTGCGAATCTGCCTGTCACCCAGTTTCAGATGCATCTTCGTATGGCATGACTGGCAAAGGCTCATCAGGTTGTTCCTGTCGTGCGTCCCTCCCTGGGAAACAGGAATGATGTGATGCACCTCCTCAACCTTCCGGTACCTTCCTTCCGCAAGGCACTTCTCACAGAGCGGATGCTCTCTTGCGTAGCGGTCACGGATTCTTTTCCAGGCCCGTCCATACTTCTTACTGGTATCCGGCCTGCGTTCGTAGCGGTTGTACTGTCTGTCAATCATCTTCTTATGCTCTTCACAGTACTGGCTTCCTTCCACAGCAAGCCGGCTGCACGTGCCGTAGGCACACCCCCTTCTGGGCATCCTTGGCATCGGCTCACCTCCATTCGGGCAAAACAAAAGCCCCGCAGGATTTCTCCTACAGGGCTCTGCTTTCATTCGGTTTTCCTATTGTAACTATACCACAGGTCAAGTGTGCCAAACTATGCCAAACCGTGCCAACTTTCATCAGGAACAGAAAAATTTTCAAGAGCCGACTCATGAAGACGGTGTACGGTACGCAGGGAAACATTCACCATTGCCGCTATCTCCTCCCAGGTACAGTTGTCCAGGTACCGGTACCGAAGCACCATCTGTTCCTCGGGACTGCCGAGCATTTCAATTCTCATGCTGATGTCTTCCCTGAGAGAGATGAGATGTGATATCTTCTTCTCCACCTCTTCCTGCAGTTCCGCAATCTTCTCCAGGGTACGCACGAAGGGAGCCTCAGTAGGATGGTTGGGGTTGTGATGTTCTTCAAACCCGCTGCCGGACACACTTGCCGCCATGTCTCTCCAATAATCAATCTCACGCAGCCGGCAGTTAATCAGCGCGTCCAGGTGCTTTGCCTGGTTCAGATAGTCTTTCGGCGTCACTCTTCCACCTCCTGTTTCAGAGAGCGCAGGAGTTTCTCACCGTCAGCATCCGTCAACATTTCAAACCACTCCGACCGGAAGAACCTTTCCACCTTCCGCTTTATGGAACGCGCAGCGCTATTCTTCTTATCTGCCTTCAGACCTTTCAGCGCGACACGATAGTCCTTTACTGCCTGAATAATGATGGCGTTTGCCAGTCTTTCATAATTTGTGATACCGCCCATATGCGTACCTCCTCTGTATGATTAACATCGGTGCATCGGGGCGCTGCTGCTTTGTTTCAATGCGGAGGGCCGTCCAACGCAGCCCGCACCTCATCCACAGAACGAACAACCAGGGCTGTCCCGCCTGCGGCGAGGATTTTCCGGATGACTGCCTCCTGCAGCTTCGTAGGCCTTCCCTTTGCTGTCTTAACCTCGAAACCGTAGAAGTGTCCTCCAATGCAGGCAATGATGTCCGGGATGCCTGCCGTCCCGTACATACCTCCATGCTCCTTCCAGAAGAAGCACCCGGGTACCGTTTTAAGATATCTCATGATGGCTTTAACAATATCTGATTCATTCACGTGTTCCAAAGACCTCCCTATTTACGGGACCTGGAACACATGGAACACGAAAAATCCCATTATACTGATTTTTATTTTTAATAAATTAAAATATATATTTTTTTATAATATATATGGGAAGATAGGATTTTGGTGTTCCGTCGTGTTCTCGTGTTCCAAATCTCTATGCCGAAAAGCTGCCTGATGGTGTTAACCAAGCACTTCGCCAAGCTTTATCCCGGACAGAACACGTCTCTTCGCTATGCGGTCGATGTCCCGTGTTACTGCCGGAAACGCAGCTGTGATCTGCTGCACGAAGTTCTTCTGCGAGTATGGTTTCATGCCGCATTCCTCGCAGTAACCCTTATAGGCGTTGAAAAGTTCCGTCGAACCGGCAGTATATGTCTCACCCATCTCACAGTAATCCTTCACGAACGACAGCACAGAGTCAGACTCCTCCCGATACTGCTGAAGCTCATCCGCATTGACCTGCGTCTCGGAGAACACGTAATGGTTGTTCATGAGTCTCCGCAGGCCTTCCAGGGCGAACAGGAAAATGCCGTCCGCCTCCATCCGGAACTTCTCCAGGAGGTCTGGATCTCGTCTGTTCTGAGGTACGGAATAATTAAACCGAATGATGATGAGCCGCCGGTAAAAGCCCTCTGACCGGTCTCCGTAGTTCTTCGGGATGCTGTTGCATGAGAACAGGAGCCTTGCGCTGGACTGGAAGGAAAACGGATTCTTGTTCTTCTTCTCCACAGTCAGATAGTCCTCTCCTACCAGCGCCTTGAAGATACCATTGTCATCAATATTCTTTGTGGGCAGGTCCGCAAAGATGTTTGCCAGCTTGCCGAAGAGCTCCGCAGTCTTGAACCTCTCGTTCAGGGCCTGCCAGGAAACGTTGGATACGTTCTGCCTGCCGAGCAGCACATCGTTCAGCACCCGGAGCAGCACCGACTTTCCCGCAGAAGCTACGCCCACAATGACAAAGCACTTCTGGGCCGCATTCACCGGGATAAGAAAGTAGCCGAGCATCTCCTGGATAAGCTTCACCTGGTCCATATCGCCACCCATCGACTCCGCGAGGAACTTCTTAAACAGCGGACACTCAGCCTTCGTATCGTAGGTCACGTTCAGCTGCACCGTAGAATAATAATCCGGTGTGTGGGACGTCAGCGTATCCTCCAGGACATTGTAGAGTCCGTTCCGGACATTGATGATGTAAGGATTTGCGTTCAGTTCCCGGATATCACGCTGTACCAGAAGACGCCACTGCTTCTCCGCATCCACAATCTGCGACATCTTCGTCTCGCGGATGAGCATCTTCTCCTGCACCTGGCGCTGCGCTTCCATCTCCGACATCTCGACATACACTCCGCCCCGGTAGCAGAAATGCTGCTCAGCGGCATAGAATACCTGCTGTGTCTCTGACATATCCTTTGCCAGGACGCCGGGCAGAAACCGGAGTCCGTTGTCCGTCGGCTCATACCAGTCCGGCACCGACAGGCCGGCTTTCGCCCTCTTAGCTGCTTTCCCCGCCTGGTAATTCTTACTGGTTTCCCTGTAGACCTGCATGAGGGACTTCAGAAACGAAGCTTTCAGCTTAAAGTGGTCGCGGACCTCTGTGTTGATAATGACATCCGCCGTCACCACATCCTGGTTGTACAGATAATCTGTCACAAACTTCTTCGCGGCCTGCAGGTCCTTTATCGCCTCGCCGGTAACCGAAAGACCGTGCAGAATCTCAAGCAGCGCATCGGCTCCCATCGGCTGGTAGCACCATGCCGCCGGAGATTTCACGGGGCACTCTCCCGCTTCAAATTTCGGGCAGCGGAATCCTTTCTCACAGATAGTCCTGCAGGTAATCGGATTGGTTCCGCTCTCAAGGAAATGGTTAATCTTCTTCTGTGTGCCGCTTTCGGTGTATCCCGGGTACGGCGCGGACAGCTTATGGATAAGGTCTGTACCGCCCTCGAAAGGAGCGAGATTCGTGATCATGGCGTACCAGTCGTGTTCCGGGAGTGATACCGGATCGTCCCGGCAGTGCTGCAGAAACACACAGGACCGCATAACCATGCCGATCCCCTTCTCCATCCCGGTCTTCCGCTCTACCGGACCAAGGTCGGCCTCCGGCAGCACATCGGAAAGCTGGTCCTGCGTGTATTTGCGCTCCGGATGGAAACTGATACATGTGACTTCCACCGGAGTATCTGTCTTGCAGTGATTGAAGCCCGGAAGCCGCATGACCCTCGACTCATTCACACACATCGGGTCGCCGTCAAAGTACTTTACCAGCCGTGTCTGTATTTCCCGGAAACGGTCAACTCTGGCCGTCGAATCCATAAACCAGTATGTGTGAAGTGATTTCCGTGTGCGTATAACCATGGACGGCGGCAGCGGAAAGGCGTCAATCTTCTTCTGCTGATCCTCAAAGCTGTCATGGTCCATCTCCACAAACTGGGCGTTGATCCTGGTGATGTTGACATCGTCATGTCCGCCGGAGTTGACGACAAAAAAGATGCCTCGTCCAAGCGCGTTATGGTTCCTCAGTGTATCCTCGATGCTCTTGTACTTGCCGCATTCGCACTGCAGCTTGCATCCGGGAAATGTCCCGCTCTTCTTATCGTCGAACACACGGAAGCAGACCATGTCCGTCGGGTTGAACAGGCTGCCGAGCACATCGGGGACCGTAACATTCATGCATCTACCTCCATGTATTTCACCGGAATATGCAGTCTCTTCGCCTCATGTATCTCCTGCTCCATGCCGGGTGATATGGGACCGAAGACCCAAACCTCATCACAGAGTTTCAGCAGCGCAAGGCCGAACAGGAGTCCCAGGTCCCTCTGGCCCGGGTCATTGTCATCCAGAAACTGAGGATACAGCAGATGACTGGCAATGGGCATATACCCTTCGTCGACTGCCTGGCGGCAGTACTCAGCCGCCGCTCTGATGTTCTTCTCCGTATCTCCGGCATACTGCGAGGCCACATACACCTTCCTGCGGTTCTTGTCCGCAAAGCGCCGTTTCTGCTGTCTGCGGTACTCACGCATTGCACTGCTGATAGCCGCGCCCTCTGTCGGGCAGTTATAGCCCTCTCTGTTTTTATACATATATCAGTCCTCCAGTTCTTCCATCGTCCCGAAAGTCTTTCCAGCAGAAGCCTCTGCAGCCAGGGGAAGGTCAAACTCCGGAAACGGCTGCGGTTCCATACATGATTTGATAAAGGACACAGCCTCCGAAAGTCTCTCCTCCGGAATGATAAAGGTCAGTTCGTCATGAATCTGCAGAATGGGTTTAAGCCATGGCCTCTCCGGGAGTCCCGTAAGAATTCTCCCGAGTGACAGCTTGATGATATCCGCTGCTGTTCCCTGGATTGGCGTGTTCATGCTGCACCGCTCCGCAAACGACTTCTTTCCCCAATCCTCTGAACGGATACCCGGAAGATAGCGCCTTCGCCCAAGCCATGTCTCAGAATACATTCTCCTCGCCGCATCCGCCTTCGTCTCCTCCTGCCACGTGACCAGCGCAGGGTAGCCGGCTTTCAGGTTCCGGATTATCTCTTCACACTCACTGACTGATTTATCAACCCCGGCCTTAAACTTCAGCGTCTTCTGAAGCCCCCGTGGAAACAGGCCGTAGAACGTCCCAAAGTTCACGTTCTTGGCTATCGTCCGCCGCTCCTTGTAATTCTCCGCATGTTTGTCCTGAGCCTGGGCGTAGGGGATGTTAAAGATGACCGATGTAGTTGCGGCATGGATATCCCCGCCCGTGCGGTACGTCTCCATCATGGTTCTGTCCCTGCAGTAAAAAGCCCCCACACGCAGCTCAATCTGTGAATAATCGCAGCTGAGGATAAGACAGCCGTCCGGCGCCTTGATAAAATTTCGGACACCGATAGGATCGTTCGTCTTGCGTGGTGCATTCTGAAGGTTCGGGGAACTGCAGGAAAACCTCCCCGTATCCGTGGAAAGAGAAAAGAAGTTCGGATGAATACGTCCGGTCACTGCATTCACATATTTCAGATAGCCGGCAATGTATGTCGAAGTGATCTTGTTCCACTTCCGGTATTCCTGCACCAGTTCAAAAAGGCGGGAGAGTTCCGGACGGTTCCTGTCACACCATTCCTTCAGCTGAATCATGACCGCGTCATCCGCAGCCTCACGGTTGCTCTCCGTAGTTCTGAAGACGGGAAGCCCGAGGTCCCGGAACAGGTACTTCTTGAACTCGTTTGTTCCGCAGTTGCTGCCAATCTTCACATCCCCGATGATGTCTGCAATCTCCGCACGGATTCTCCCCATCTCCCGGTCTGACTCCGCCTTCCGTTCCATCATGAGCGGAATATCTACCGGCACGCCGTTGAACTTCATAATCCCGAGATACACTGATGTCGGGGACTCGATGTTCTCCACAATCCATCTGTGTCTGGGAAGGCAGCGGTCAAACCACCTGTTGAAGATATGCATAAGCCGCAGAGCGAAATCCGAGTCGGCACAGCTGTACCGGATAGTCTCCGGATCCGTCGGGTCCAGTTCATCAAAGTATCTTCCTTCTGTAACTGCCTCAAAGGACGGCAGCGGTTCGCCGCACAGTTCTGATGCCAGCTTCTTAAGGCCGGAGTCGGACAGTTTTCGGAATTCTGTCGGTGTCTTCAGAGTCATCTGAGCCGCCGCAATGGTGTCATACACGGGTGCCTGGATCACGATTCCGTTCTTATATGCGAACATGGACTCAAAAGATATGTTGTGTGCCGCCTTGTGTATCTTCCCGTCGGCCAGGAAGTCCCGGAGGAAACCGTAAAATGTATCTTTATCCATGTTCAGCCCTGTCCGGTGAGCCACCGGAATCATGATCCCCGTCCCCTCGGCCACACTGATGCTCATCGTACAGATGTGGCTTCTTGCCGGGTCGAGCGCAGCCTTCTCCTCTTCCCGGTGCATCTCATCCGGGGCTGTCTCAAAGTCAAAGGCTGCCTCTGCCGCCCCGGACATATACTCGTGTATCTCTTCCAGAGTAGTGACAATCCTGTAATCTGTTTTCTTTTCCATCTGTTTCTCCTTATGGCAGAATCTCCGGAAAGACCGCTGTCCTCCCGGAGCTCCGTGTATTTATCGTCCGTTACAGGGGTTCTGCGGCCCCCTCGATATCCGGAGTATCAAACGGTGTCTGCTCATTTTCGGAAAGTGCCGTAAATGAGAGGTTTGCAGCATACTCCTTTACACGTTCCACCATCTGGCCGACCGCCGCCTTCTCATCCGGATTAAGTGCGCGCTCGAAGGAGAAAACTGCCTGGGAATATGCGATGCCCGATGCGCTGGACGCTTTCTTCAGGCTGATTTTCGTTACAATCTGAGAGAGTTTTCTGCCCCTGGACAGCTGTCTCTTCAGATACTTGGTAAACTCCTTCAGCGACCCGGTCGGTAACGACAGCACCAGCGGAAACATTTCATTCTCCATGAGGATGTAAAGCATCCGGCGGTTCTTGCAGGCCTTAGCCTGTCCCTCTCCGCTGCCAAACTGGTTATACGGGCATCCCGCGCACATCCCGCCCGGGTCACCCTTCCCCCAGACTCCGTCAAACGAACCGCAGTCCGGAGGGTTGGAGCCTCCCTGATACTTATCACGGTAATACGCATAAGCCGGATGATGCAGAAGAATGACTCCTCTGATCTCCTTCACCATCTCCATTTCGTCATTGTCACCGGGAATCTCAAAAGCCGTTGAACCGCCTGCCGGAATTCTGATCCGGTCAAAGGTGAGCTGCAGCCCAGCAAGGTCATCCGAGGCCTCTCCGAACGCATCTGCAGCAGCCAGTGCATATCCGCCCATAGCAGTCATTTCAGTAGTTTCTACATTCATGTTTTCCGACATCTCTGTGTCCTCCTGTTATTGAATTCATTATTGTCTTCCCGTGTTTTACTGCTGCATAGCTGCAGTGCTAACCCCTGCGGACGCCTACCGATACCTTCTCCCAGGCTGATACAACGTCTGCCAGCCATCCGGGAATCTCATCGCCGTTCGCCGCTCTCTGTTCCTTAACAAAGGATGCCAGGGTATTTGCATTGACAGTCTCAGTCACAATAGAACCGTAGCCGTTATCTTTCAGCTTCTGCATAAGTTCGTCTTTGCGTCCTGCAGCCGGCGATGCGAAGAGACGTGTGTTCAGGTAGAATGTGCTGCCGTTCCTTGAGAACTGTTCAACTTCCTGGTCAGCCATAGCATCCGACAGTTCCTGGTCAAGCTGCTCAATCTCAGCGTTGACTGCCTTTATCTCCGCATCCAGGTCCTTCTTCCTGTCCCGCGCAGCCTTAAGCCTGTCAGCCATTTCAAAGATTTCATTGTTCATGGTCCGTACCTCCTTTCCACTGCATGCCGGATTTATCAACCCCTCTGTCTGTTCAGTCCTGAAACGGGTTCCTGCCTCTGCGGTAATCGTCAACAAGCGTCTTTGCAAGATCTACCTTGTTCCGCAGCGACCGGAGTACTTTCCTGTCCACCGTCTCGGTGCATACGAGGTAAATGTAATGGCAGCGTTTTGTCTGCCCCATCCGGTGAATCCTGGCTTTTGCCTGGTCAAAATTCGACATCGAATAGTCCATGGAAAAGAAGACCATCGTGCTTGCCGCCGTCAGAGTAATACCGAGCCCTGCTGCCGCAATCTGGCCTACAAATACACGGCATTCCGGGTCTTCCTGGAACCTCCGGATCTCACTTTCACGCTCTTTTACCCTGCCCCGGACAGCGGCAAAGTAAATCTTCTTTTTCTGAAGCAGCTCCTCTATGTCATCGAGTTCCTTTACAAAACGAGCCATGACCACAACCTTCTGACCCTGCTCCGCAGCGGAATCAAGAATATCGGAAAGGGCTTCCAGTTTCGCCGTACTGATAAGGTGGCTCCCGCCATCATCATCTGTAATGTGACCGCCTGTGACCTGGGAAAGCCGCAGAAGCTTTGTCAGCACGTTCATGGCCGAAACCTCTCCGTCCCTCAGTTCAGCAAAGGATTCCTTCTCCAGTTCCCGGTATACTTTCATTGCTTTCGGCTCAAGTTCCACCGGGACAATCTCCTCCGTAATGTCCGGCAGATCGAGGCATTCCTCTTTTGTTACCCGATAGGCAATGCTGTGCATCCGTTCCAGGAAGTCGTCCATCATGCTCTGCCGGAACCGTGGAATGTGGTTCCCATAGCCGGTCATATCGAAATACCGGTTTCGGAAGGAATAGAAACTGGACCCGAAAACCTCCCTGTTCAGGAATCTGTATTCTGAGAACACATCCAGTTCTTTGTTTGTTATCAGCGTCCCTGTCAGCAGCAGACGGTATGCAGCCCTGTCACCAAGGCTGTGCATTGCCTGGCTCTGCTTGCTGCGGACATCCTTGATTTTATGTCCCTCGTCCGCAATGATAAGGTCTGTTCCATACCGCTGAAGGTAGGGTTCCAGGATTCTCGCCGACTCATAATTAACTACAAGGACCTCCAGGCCATTTCCTGACATCTCCTGAATCTGCTGCCGTTTCTTTTCGCCTGTTCCTTTCAGAATGGTCAATGTATATGGGAAAGCTGCCATTGCTGCAAACTCCTGCTCCCAGACTCCCAGAATGGACAGAGGCGCCACTACCAGTACCCGGTTTACGAGGCCGAATTGGTAGAGGATTCCGGTGATGCCGATTGCTGTCAGCGTTTTTCCACATCCCATTTCCATCAGCAACGCAACTCCGGGGCTTCTGGAATCGGATGGAAGGAGACCAAACTTTCTGCAAGCGAAGTCAAAAGCCGCCTGCTGATGCAGATATGGCCGCACCTTAATTGGCATGGGAAGAGACGGGTTATTCTGATTCACCATGTTCACCTCCGGCCTCAACCTCCTTTATTTCGACCTCATCAACAGTCCTGCCCGGTGTGATAACCAGGATGTGCGTTCCGTCTCCGAAAAGCATCTTTAACAGTTTCCGCGGGAACCTCAGTGCTGTTCCGCTGACAACGTGTTCCCTTTCCCCTTTATGATTTGCGATACTTATCTGTATCCTGTGCCGCAGTTTATTCATTTCTTTCAGTCCTCCTGTCTCTGAATGGTTCTGTTGCCTGGGAATTACCCCTACTTCCATACGGGAAAGTCAACCCTTCTTCGTCCGGCGCCGCTTCACCGGAGTGACTCCGAAAGCGTCAGCAACCTTACCGATCACATCGTTCTTGACGTTGACGATGGCCTGAAGTTTCTTCTCTTTTCCCGAGATCTCAACCTCTTCCTTCCGGATCTCCTCCAACTGCTTACATTCACCAAAGTGTGCGAAAAACAAGTTCCGCTGCCGCTCGTTGCATTTGGTCTCGATGACCTCACGCACCCTTGCGATGTCAGGATTTTCCGGCACTTCTTGGCCGCAGACAACATTGGCGGGGTCATCCTCAGGCCTTGATACCGTGTCCCAGGGGTCAACTGCGTCATCCCCATCCGGATCGGCCTCATAACGGTTTCGCCTTGCATCGAAAAGTGGGTCCGTGTTTTCCCTGGCATATCGGTTGCCAAGATCCTCATCGTGATCCATGCTGTCAAGGAGCAGGATGATTTCCTGGGTAATGCCGTCCTTACCCACGGTCAGGGGGATGCGTTCGTACTGCTCAATCTCCGAGTTCCACCGCTCATAGAAGTATGCTGTAGCGTCTGAGGCCATGTAGCACTGGCGGTTTGCATCGTAGCTGCTGGTTCTCTTCTTTTCTTTTCTCATTACCGCGTCCTTTCCGTCCGATGCTAGACGGAGGGACACAAAGAGAGCCTGCGGTCGAAGATGAACCACAGGCCCAGCATCCGAAAATGAGCGCACGAAGTCAACGGTGTGGATACATCTTCATCCCAACGCAGCGTTCGCTGCGTAGTGGACTCTTATGTATCCCGCCGTCCGTAAGCGCTATTTGGACTTTGAGATATTATTATTTATGGTGATTATGACGAATTATTCTTCGAAAATGCACCTACTTAACGGGTCATAACATGAACCGTTTCAAAGTGCGAAACCCGCCTGTTTACAGGCATTCTGGAGTCTTCGTGTTTTGAACAGAGAATGCCAGGTGAACATTGCTATTCCTGGAGTTCCGTCAGAAAACAAAAAAAGCCGGAGCTATCTGCTAAGCCTCTACAGGCTTTTACAGATAACTCCGGCGGTGGGTAACTCCTTTGGTTCCCGTTGCTCGGTAGTTCTTTTCATTTTGACGGTTAACCCGTCTCGTCATTCATGGCATCTCTTATCTGCCGCTTTACCTCGTCATCCTCGATAAACATGCTGCCACGGATGTTCTGCATATCGTAACGGATAATATCCCCGTTTTCATCAACCGTTACGTCAAATACCCGCGGGGTCTTAGGCAATCTGTAATTGCGGATTGGAATCTTCTTTTCCATGCTCACACCTCCTCACCCTCAAAAAAGTCGGAACAACTCATCTATCGCCTTCTCTGAAAACTTCAGTCTACTAAACTCAATCATTCAAACACAAACCAGTATATCGAACATATGTTCGTTTGTCAATGAAGAAGCCTTTTTCATATTTGTTACTCAATATGACCCGCTTCTGAAGTTTTCCTTTCGGTATCTAAACTATACTACGAACGCCAAGCCTACAATCCTACTCATGGAGTAGGATCAGGTGCGAATAAAATAGCCAAAACTAAAGCCGCACCGGGCCTTTTTAGCTTCAGTGCGGCATTCGGCATCCGACCCATCAAGTCGGGTTGGTATGTATTAAATTATAAAAACATTGTGCTCATTAAGAAACGCCTTGACAGAAGACATCTTCTGTCCTGACATCGTCTGCAACGCAGTATCAATCCATATGTGCTCTTCTCGTGAATACATAAGATAGCATGGTGAATACTGAAAGATATGGCTGCTCAGTTTATACGGAAGTTTCAGTCCAAGGCAGATAAGTGACAAGGACTCTACTGTCGGAGGGTTCTTTCCATTAATGATCCTACTAACCACATCAGAATTCATACCAATATCTTCTGCAAGTTCTTTATATGTCATTCCGCTGTCTTTAAATGCTTTCTGAAGACAGTCAACATAATCAGTACTGAATGTTCTGTAAAGTTCAGCATAATGCAGAATGTGATCGGAAAGTGCTTCTTTCTGTCTTTCCGGAGAGGAGTGCTGCAACCCATCCGTATATGCTACTTGAATAATAACTTTAGCATCTTTATCTTTGTTCAAATAGCAGACGGTATAGTATTCGTTAGCACAACTGTCGATCACAGTCATGTCGAATGCAAGGCAACATTCATCCATGTGATTTCTGGCATAATCTGTTAATGCCGTCCTGCCATCTTCATCCTCTCGGATGTACTTTGGGGATGCCAGGATGAGGTGTGCATCAACATACTGAAAGGATCCGTCTGAAACTATTTCTCTCAGTTTCCTGTTGCTGACAACCTGTCGTGCCAAATCCTCTGAAGCAATAGTAAATGTTTGGTTTTCCTTCAGCGAACCGCTCTTGTAACGATACGTATCAACATACCTGCCATCGACCCAATTGAATGTACCGACCGCTTCTTCGTAACCTGCTTCGACCATACGGATCTTAGCGGCCAATCTAGACACGCCAAAATCTGCTGCCAGTACATCAATAACCAGTTCCATGATTTCAATGAGGTCAAACTTTCCAGTAATCTGCCGATACTCTTTGATTCGCTTTGAGGCCATTGCCTTGAATGCCCGCATCGGCATCTGAATTCTTGGTGTCAGTGCATTAGCCTGCCTTTCCATCAAGCTGACATCACTGCTTTCGCGTCCTTTGACTCCTCCAACAACACGGCATCCAATCATACTGACATCATTGTTGCAGAGACGATCCAATTCAAAAGCTTTCCTGTGGATATCCCAGTGTACGCACTCATGAATGATCGTATTATTGACCTTCCCAAGGTTGTAAAAGAAATATGTCTGTGGATCAACTAGAATAGTCCTGGCGGGAATATGTATTGATTCTTTCTTTCCGGTCTGGTCATTATACAGTACTGTATCACAATCCTTAAAATAGACCTGCCCAAAGATACTGCAGTCTTCAGTAATAGACCGGATACGCACTGTCAACCCCATACCCTCAGCAACCGCTATCGGATCAACATATGCGACATCTACAAGTGCCTTCTTATAGTTTCTCCGAAGGAAATCCTCTGCAGCCTGTTCATAATCATTCTTATTGATTACAGGAATAAGGCTGTCATAAAGCTTGCGGTCGTAATGGTCTTTGGCATTATATACTTCAATACTGTTAATTCTGAAATCGTCTAAATTATTTTCAAGGTCTCCGGTGCAACGGAGTACAAACCACTGCTGAGGATACTCTTCCTCATCGTAATGATAATCTCCTTCGCGGACCAGAATCTGTGCCTCAACTCGAATGTCAAAACCAACCTGTGTTCCCGGAAGGTCATAGGCATCCACATGAAGGACTTTCGGGTCATCAGCAAGTTCAAACTCGCCTACACAACGGATTTTATAAAGTCTCAGTCCCAGGCACTCAAAATCATCCTGCCCTGTTTCTTCAATAAAAGATGCAACAGAATTATAAATTTCATTATTGAATCGATTCGAAACATACTCTTTGAATGAACGACTTCCCGCCAAATGCAAATCCCCCGCTTATTCAAACAAAATGTGTTATGCCAGTCCAAATATTAATCTAATAGTGTCAGTCAACTTCTTCCTGGTATCCTGTTCGTCATCTTCAAAAACAAACGGCAGTCTGATAAAATGCACATTTATATTTCCAGAAGGGCTCTCGCTTATAGCAACAGGGAATGCCGTTTCTTTCTCTTCATACCGATACATGGGATAAAGAAGATAAACATCACTTATCCCGCGCTTCCTGGCGTATTCCAGAACCTGGTACATGTCCCCCTGTTTGACTTCACTGTTTATGTTATCAGTATAGTCTGGATTATCCTCAAATCGGGACAATTCTTTATACTTTGTGTCAAGAACAAATACTTTACTGGCATATTCAACGAGAATATCATGCCTCATTGTAAATGCAGCTCCGGTAATAGTGCCTTTATATATAATCTTCTCCACCAGGCTTGCCCGGCTTTCCTGCAACCGCACTCTGGCCCCGTGCGCTTCCATAACTTCCCTTAGAAAACCGCCGATAAAGCCTTCAAACAACAAGTCCGTTGGGAAAAGGAAACAGAACGCTTCATGCGTGTCTATGGAATAATTGCTCATCTTATTGAGAAGAAACATCTTACTCATGCTGATTATTATTCCGTAGTTTCTGTGCATCTTACTGAGTCTGATATTGTCACAGTCACTAGGCTTGCATGGAACATCCGATACCTCATCAAGCCTTGTAAGAACTGTTCTCAGTGCTTTCTGATTCTTCTTTGTAGTACTATTATATAGCTGCTTGCATGTATACTTGATAATCCGGTTAACCCGGTTATCAAACTCAAATGTAGAATATGTGCAGCGGAACTCTGCTGTTCTCCCATTCGGGATCTTCCGAAGGACGTAATCCTTATAATCAAATTTTCCTTTGATCGACCGGATGTCTTCGGTTTCCTCGACATACTGATAATAAGCTCCGCGCTCAACTGCGCTCCGCACATAACCTATATACAACGTGATAAATAGTTCCTTTAGGTCTTCCGAGTCATGAAGCTCACTCGAAATATTCAAGAAAGGATACTCCAGTTTGTTGCAGTACTCGATCCAGTGAACCAGGTTTTCAAGAAGATGCTTCTGGCTTAGGTTATCTGTATCATGATCTTCATATTCCGTGCTAAATACTTTCGGGAAAATGTTCAGTTGCTCACCCTTAAAAACGATAGTCCCTACATACTTCTTGGTTCTGATTCCCTTCTGTCCCGTAAAATCCAGAAACTGCTGCTGTGTTTTCACTTCTTCATCATTGTAGAAAACAGAGCGTTGCTCCCAGTTCTGCTGCAGAAAATCCGACAGTTCATCAAGCGCTGACTGAGATTGCCATGCAGATGGGAGTTTTGCGTTTGCTATTTTGGTATACTCATACCTGTTCAGAACCATTTGCGTCACCCTTTATTGCTACACGCAGTCTCCCGATCAAATTGTCTTCTATTTCAATCCCGGCTCCAGTCTTTGAAATCACATCATTAAGAATATTTCCTACCTTTTTCCGGTTGTCATAGAAATATTCGTACAGTAACGGAATAATGTTGTTATTAAGGATATCGCAGAGATCTTCTTCTGCCCTATTCATGAAATATGAATGCCCTACAAGAAGGTCCGTACTGTCGAGTTCTTTTGCCAGTATCAGGTTCAGTTCGTGAAGAAATTTCCTCAAGACTGCATCGTCAACCAGGTTGTCATCGGGCTGTTGTTCAATAAAAGAGAATCTTCTCCGGAGAGCAGTGTCAATAAGAGAGATGGACTTATCGGCAGAATTCATTGTTCCAACAATATAAAGGTTATTGGGCACAGCAAATACATCCCCTGACGGTAATGTTGCACAGGTTTCATTAACTTCCCCCCAGCGCTTATCGTCTTCTATAAGTGTTATAAGTTCACCAAACACCTTAGAAATATTAGCACGGTTGATTTCATCAATGATAATTACATAGTTTCTATCCGGATGGCTTAACGCATCATCTGCGATTGCTTTAAATATCCCATCGACTTTTCTGAAAGACATGTCCTTACCGTCAATATCAGGTCGAAGCCCCTGAATGAATTCTTCGTATCCGTAACTCTGATGAAACGTTGTAAAGACTATCTGTTTTTTCTGAAGATAGTCATTATACTTCGCCATAACAGTTTTTCGCTCTATTTTATTTTTTCTGCTTTTATCCACCTCACGGTTTTCAATAATTGCCAACGCATATTCTACTGTTAAATAGGTCTTTCCTGTCCCCGGGGCACCAAATATAATAGTATTAAGCAAATGAGTTTTATCCGTTCTTTCCTTAAGCGCTATATTTAAACAAGTTCTTTTTTTAGATTCTCCCTCCATATCGATTCCGAGTCTGCTCTTTAAATCGTTCATATTAGCTACAATAGCGTCTATAGCTGGCTTACTGAAGTCTGCCATCTCCCTCAATCTCCCTTAACACACTATCTATTTCCTGCCTTTTAGCCTCATTCAGTCTGCATCTATCATCATCTGTTGTCGAAAAAATCCCTGCAGCAAGAAAACTACCTTTAATATATGGAAATGTATTTATCCTCTTCGGTGCTCCCGTTGCATTCTGGGTTTTTTTTATGTTTTTTTTGATTTCTGTTGTGACGATTATATTTAACTTCCCTTGTCTATATTTTTGTATTGTTTCATTGATTTTATCCAAATACCCTTCCTCGCCTCTATTTCTCTCATATATTAGCAGAAAATATTCTGTCAAATCTATGCTATTATATTTATTTACAAAACGCAAAACATCAAAATAATCAGACGCATATCTGCAGCTTTTGGACATCATCATTCTTTTCATGCCTTGTAGTATTACAGATTGTTCCATCAATCCTAAGTATTTAATTACATCTTCTTTTGTCTCTGAATCCTCTTCTTGTTCTGCGATTTCTATACTTGAGCGTATATCAATAAACGCCTTTCCTAAATTAGTAAATAAATCCTTATTCTGAAACGGATTCAGATTTGCGTAGTTGATGAATCCAATGTTTTGCAAAAAAGGAAAAATATTACGCAAATAATCATCTCTCATTCCCAACCTTGTCAAATGCATTCTTACAGAATTCAAGGAGCCAAAATTCTCATGCTTATCCAATTCCATAAAAATTTCTAAGACCATTTTTTTTATACTATCGATCAAACTTGTCCCTGGCCCCCCCGGAGATGAAATCGATATCCTCAGTTCTTCCATAATTCAACCACCTATAACTGTTCAGCGATAGCCTTTGCTATGCTATATGCGAGTAAGGGCGGAACCGCATTTCCTATTTCTTTATATTGGTCCGTCTTTGTTCCTAGAAAAACATATTCATCAGGAAACGATTGTAATCGTGCATTCTCCCTTGCCGTTGGAATTCGATTCTCTTTGTAATGAAAGTAATTACGATGCCCTGTATCTACTGTATGACACGGTTTAAAGCTCGGCATACGTTCAAATCCTTTCCTATATTTTCTCACATTCCAATATTCATCAGGCAAATCATATATAGTACCACCGTCCGGAACCATTTTAATAATATCAATCGTTTGTTGTGTATGTACTGTTATTTGATGATTCTGCACCTCTTTAACTGTCCCTCTCATTTTTCGTTGATAATCATTCAATGGTTCAGAAGCATAACTGTGAAGTTCGAGTAATCCATCTTCCAGGTTCAAAGGCGCAAGGTCACTAATAGCATCTTTACTTGTAACCACGGAATCAAATTTCGGAGGAAAAGTAAACTTGCCATTTTTCAGCCCAACAAAAAATACCCTATATCTGTTTTGTGGAACACCATAATCTGCGGCACAAACTTTTTGGAACTGTACATTGTAGCCAAGTCTACCAAATCGGTTAATAATGTCATTCTTAAATAACCCTTTACATAAATTCAATAATCCCTCAACGTTTTCTAACACAAAGAAATCTGGCGATACTTGTTCAACCACTCGACAATACTCAATATACAAGTGGTTTCTAGGGTCATTAACATCTCTTGTCCCGACCTTACTAAAGCCTTGACATGGTGGCCCTCCTATAACTCCAACAATTTTATTATTTTGATTCAATTCTATTAATTTCTCGTTCGTCAGTTCGTGAATATCTTTGCACTCAGCAATAGCACATTTTCGATTGTAATTGTATGTTTCTATCGCCTTTTCCCATGAATCAATCGCATATGCCACTTCAAATCCAGCTTTTTCAAAGCCAAGACTTAATCCTCCGCAACCACAAAACAAATCAATAATCTTATTTTTCATTTTCAAGACTCTCCCTAATAGCTTCAGCTAAACTCTTTGCTAATAATGGCGGCACGGCATTTCCAACTTGTAGATATTGTTCCGTCATTATCCCCGTAAATACAAAGCTATCAGGAAATGACTGTAATCTCGCAGCTTCTCTTACTGTGGGAATGCGATTAAAAACAGGATGATAATAATTGCTATGTTGATTTCCTGCATCAATAGTTACAGAGACGTCATCTTCATTAAGTCTTTTATAGGCAGAGGAGTGCCTATTACTTCTGCCTGTTCTTGTTGTTCTTTTAGTAACCCACAATTCTTCTGGAACAAAACGCCAGTTGCCCCCCTGTGGAACATACGAGATTCTCTCCTGTTGGATTAATGCTGGATAGTGTATATCATGATTTGGTACTGTGTTATCTAAACTCCGAAGATAACCCTGATACTCCGTTTTCGGCGGCACATTTAATGTTCTAAAAGTTGGCTTTCCATTTTCAAATTGGTATAGTTCACTAATCGCTTCTTTCACTGTCGGGGCCGTTTTGTTCTTCTTTATTGACGATATAGAAAAAGGATTATTCCGTGTAATAATAAAGAAATTCCTTAAACGCTTTTGTGGCACCCCATAATCAGCGGCATTTAATATGGTATTGGTAACTTGATATCCCCTTTCTTCAAAAATCTCTTCTATTCTCTTTTTCGCATACCCATTATCTTTTGTAACAATCTGTGGAACGTTTTCTATCACTACAACTCGGGGACTTGCTAATTCAACAAACTTCACAAATTCAAAAAACAGCTTATTACGTGGGTCATTTTCTTCAACATAATTCTTATTTGCATTTGAAAACCCTTGACACGGCGGCCCACCTATTATCAAATCCACATTCAATTCACTTCCCAAGTCATTCAGTATTGTATTTTTATTCATGGTTAAAATGTCTTCACATATTGCCTTAGAATCCGGAAAATTCATCCCGTAGGTTCGGATTGCGGCTTCATTATTATCTATTCCCGCAACAGGCACAAAACCGGCCATCTTAAATCCCAGACTAAGACCACCACATCCACAAAACAAATCTATAAACTTCAAATTCAATCTACCAACCTTTTCTAAAAACTATTCACAATCTTTATCAATGAATTCAACTATATCATCAATTCCACACTGTAGCGCCTTGCTTATTTTCCCAAGAACTTCACAAGATACATTCTCATTTTTTGAGAGTCTCTTTATTGCATATTCACTTATACCCGCAATTCTTATTAAGTCCTTTTTTCGCAAGTCTCGATCAAGTAGAATATGCCACAGTTTTTTATAACTAACAGACATCTTGAATCCTCCAAATGAACAATACTTTTTCACCCTTATTCCGTTTCATCTTACAACTATTGAGTTAGAATCTGCCATTCTTCCATGTTTGATTTTGAGTGGAGCTTTAACCAAATAAAAATCCAGCCAAAATATCTGCCCTCAAAATATCTGCAAGACACAGCTATGCAAGACACAAAGCTGCGTCCTCACTCTTGGTCCTCACTCCTCACTCCGTCCAAACCCATTTTTGTAGTATAACACGGTTTATTGTGTTTTTCCACCATTCAGCGGTGGTATTCCACCTTTCTCTTTCTATATCTTTGCTATATCTTTATCTACGTCGCTTTATCTACGTCTTCTTTATCGACCCAACCATACCAACCATGTCCACAACTACTCAAAAAAGGCAATATACTAGTCGAAATCTGTACGTAGATATGCTTTCTCTAAAAAGATGGGATTCCCCTCATCTGGGCAACTGCTGCTCGGATGAGGGGAATCTTTCGATTTCAAAACGCTTTCAGCCTGGTCTCTCAAGTATTTGTTAACAAAACAACTATCAGTCAATAGTTCTAAACAAAACAGATCCCTGTTTTTTCCAAATCATTAATGATAGATAAAAGGTCAGAATTTCCGCTGTTAACTTCAATGACCATCTTCCTTGCAATACCATCATCAAAGCATGAGCTAAATGTTTGCAGAAAACATTCCTTAACTGAATCGTCACCGAAATATGTCTTTAGATCTCCAACATGTGCAATCTTCCGTCCTGTAGCTGATAACTTCTTTCCCCACAGATGAACGCCACCAATATACTGGCGCAAAGGCTTCGTTTCTTCAAGGAGTTTTATATAAACCTCTTCCTTCTTCACATTATGAGCCGTATATATCTGTGGGACATCATACGCGATCTTCAGCTGAAGTCCACTTTTATCAATGGCCTCGCAAAGCGCAGCAACCTCTGGAAGCTTTGAAACTATGAATTTGCCCCCACGATAAACAGATCCGCAGCGATTCTCTATGAGTATCTCAACCTTCGGGAAGCGTTCCAAGATCTTCGCTTCAAAGACCGAGTAAACATTTATGAATCCGGAAATATCCGTATAGTCATTAAATGGAGGATGAATTTCAATAACACAAGGTGCACCCCCGGTACCTACAAGCGAGAAAATGAAGTCCGCAAACTGAAGTGCCCAATCTTCATTTTTCCAAAGCTGCGGTACCCCATCTTTCTGTGAATCAAGGATCTCTGGATAGCTAGAGAGCAAATCAGAATCAAACTTGCGCCTCCCATAGCTATATTCTGTATGAAGAGATTTCCCAAGAGTAGACCTCACGCTTGTAACATCAAAGTGAGCCGCAATTTCTTCTATTCGCAAAGGAATGTTTGCCGGATAAGCCAAACTATGGTACTTTATCATTTCAAATTCTGTCATTACTCAAAATCCTTTTCACTCACTAAGGATATCGTAAAATGTGTATTCATCGATAATCTCAATGTCTTGGCCTTCAAGTTTCAACTTCTCAGCCTTCTTTTGCTTTGAAGATTTTTCTCCCTTAAGGATAGCATTGTAATCATTATTTCCCAGGATCAGATAATTAGTCTGCTTGCAAACACTGTTATCTAGAATACCCCCCAGGTTTACTACAATCTGCATGGCATCTTTCCTAACCATTTTTTCTAGTTTACCAGTGAATACTACATGCCTTCCAAAAAAGAAACTATCCTCATTCATTTCCACTGTCGTCGGGGTAATCGCACTAATATCAATCCCTTTACCCTTACCTCCATGGGACTTTCTGTCTGCCCAAAGGTCCTCTATTCTTAAGCCCTTCTCAGCCATAGTAGCCTTAAGTGTGTCATATAATTCCTTCGTTGAAATACAATCTGCGATAGACCGGTGTTCATTATTTGAAAGACCTAAGTATTCAGTTAGATCTGAAAGTCTATGATGTTCAAGTTCTGGATACACTTTACGTGCAAATTGCATGGTGTCCATATAAGGATTGAGTATCTGCTGATGAAATCCTTCATTAAGGAAGCGGATATCAAAAGACGTATTGTGACCAAGAATAATATCGTCACCAATAAATGCCAGTACCTTTTCTTTTACATCTGAAATAGATGGCATTCCAGCAACCATTTCATTTGTAATACCGGTTAAAGCAGTAATAAAAGAACCAATCTCGTATTCTGGATGGATTAGCTGTGAGTACTTATCTACTATTTTATTTCCTCTAACTCTTAAAATACCTATTTCAATTACTTCGTCATAATAAGCTGACAAGCCTGTAGTTTCTGTATCTAACACACAATAATCATCAATTATCTGTTTTGTATAGTTTGTATTTCCCATAACTTCCTACCTTCTCCATTAATGTTCATTATAAGATACATAGTCATATGCTATGACCTTTAACAAAATACTGGTATGCTTTCTCTGCCCATTCCAAAAAATCATTCCGGCTTCTATCTGACTTTGCCATATTACAATACTTACAACACGGAACAACATTCCCTGGCTCGTAACCGATTGCACTATCAATTCGATCAACACCATTATGATAAAACGCATAATCGTAATCTATTTGACCGCCATCTAGGTTTTTTAATTTGTATGTGTAGGAATATGGTTCCTTTGTAATATTGCTGTTTTCTGTACCGCAATAGCTACAAGGTTTACTAATAATACTCTTATATTCTTCTATAGAGATTATTCTAGTATTATCAAAACCCATATGATTATTTCGTGCCCTCAGCTTTCCATATAGGTTTTTGAGAATCACAAAATCTCGATTTTCTTCACGATTGACACTGTTATGGCCTTCCTTAACCCAACAACCACAAGAGACTTGCTTATGGGAGTCCGTTGCGACAAGGCTACTTCTCACTACTACGACGCCTTTTTTTCCGCAATCACAATTACAAATATAATAAACGTCTCCATTAGCAGATCTTTTCTCACTCTTTCCAATTACAGTTAACCTTCCGAATCTCTTTCCAGTTAAATCCTTACTTCTTATGTACTCTTGCCGCACACATCCACAAGATGCTTTATCACCAGTATTTAAATCATTGCTTGATGCAATGATTCCCGTTGTACCGCAGTCGCAATCGCAAATCCAGAAAACCTTCCCCTTTGTTTCACTTCGTTTCCGAACGGTAAGTCGGCCAAATCTTTGCCCTGTTAAGTCAATAGTTTTATTTCTTAAATATTCTTCTTTTAAGCATCCACAAGACTTGGTGTGTCCTCGAACTAGATTGCCTCCAGCCACCAAAACATCTTTTGTTCCACAATCACAGTCGCAGTACCATTTTGCTTCTTTTCCCGGAATTGCCTCACCGAGTGCTGTCACAGTTAGTTTACCAAATTTTCTTCCGACAAGGTTTTTTCGTTTTGGTGGCATAATTAATCCTCTTTATATTGAAACATATGTATACGTTTTAATTGATCAGCAAACTCTTTTTCGGTCATAGTCCCTTTTGCTATATTGCAAACGGTGCAACATGATACAGTGTTGTCAACACGGTATCCTTTGCTACTGTCAAGCCTATCTAGTCCATTATAGTGAAGCACAAAACTTGTAGCCCTGTCAGCTAAATAGCTTGTATCTTTATCACCGCAATAATTGCATGGTTCATGCAATTTTTGCAGGAACTCTTCAAATGTCATTAGTAATTGTGGTTCATCCATAAGTTTGCGTATATGCCGTGTCTTCATTTTGCCAAAAAGAATTTTAGCCACAGCTATTTCTCGATTATCAATAAACCCTTGATGATATTTAGTCATGCATCCGCAACTTACTGTCGGGTGTTGTGATGATACTAATGAAGCTTTCATTATACTTTTTACTGGACTTCCACAATCACATTGGCAGAAATAGTATTGTTTTTTACGTTGTTCAGTTTTTTCCTCATCCTTTCCGATGATGGTAAGCATACCGAATCGCATACCGGGTAAAAGTGGTTTTTTTTCTTTGCCCATCTATCTCTCCCTTAATTTTATCAGATTGAAATACTTGAAGTACCCATGATTGCTTTTTCCTTCTCAGGCGGGCAGACAAGACCTTTCCCTCACCTACTCCCAGATTATAGTTTCTTTCGCCTCTCCAGCCCAACCTTGCCGGATATGCCAAGCTATGATACTTTATCATTTCAAATTCTGTCATTGCTCAAAATCTGTTTCACTCACTAAAGATATCGCAAAAGAATACCCCTTTATAATCTCGGTCTCAGTCTTTTCAAACTCAACACCCACAGGTATTTTCCCTCCCTATCGACGGTATTCTATCCTACTATATGTAGTTCACCCAGCTGCGGATCATATTCGGCTACTTTTGTCTTTCCAAGTAAATGTCGATTAGTTCTGTAGTAATACTCCGCCAGACTTTCATTCCTTTTTGGATGATAGGACTTCAACATGACGATATATTTCTCATAAGTTTCTGGAAGGAATGATAGAAAGAATGCAGCCTCATTTGTAAATCCCATCTTCGCGCTCGGAACATTACCTGTCTTCGTCCATGTATATCGTTTGCATTCAATAGCAATTGTTCCGGCGGCATCCACTATATCAAACTTGTGATCCTTAGCGGGGTTCCCTATAGGTATCTTCTTTTCCAATTCGAACTCTGATTCATACTTCTCCTGAAACCATTGTAAAACTTGTCGTTGAAAATCAGCCCCATTTTTCGGATTATCTGAATTGCTCATTGTCTGTTCTCCGTTGCCAATCAAAGAAGGACCATCCGTTATCTAGAAGGCATACGATTATATGCTCATAATCCATAATAACACAAATCTGTGTTAACTGAAGAATATCTGTATTACGTAGTTCTCGATTCGGCCTTTCACCATGATAAAATCACAGGAGTATCCCAAACAACTCTCTGAAAGATGAAAGTGCTTTTAAAAAATCAGGTTTGAAGTTGGGTTGTTTGAAAAGCAATGTATGAAATGGAAAAACAAAATCATATCTACAACTACCCCAAAAAGCATAATCATAGCCGAAACCCTCGTTCTCGATATGTTCTGTCATAAAGAAAAAAAGATTCCCGATACCCAGGGTAAATTCCCCAGGTATCGAGAATCATTATGTTTTATAGCCCTTCAGTTAGATATCTGAAAGCAATACAACAGTCTAATGTATTTGTCCGTCATGCCCTCCATGAAGAAGCTTCTTGCAGTTCGGGCACCTTTTTGCAGTTCCTTCTCCAATACTTACTGGCACCCCGCAGAACGGGCAATAAGAATTGATTGTTCTTGAATAAATGCTTTTCATTTTGATCATACTTCTCCTCCTTCTTAAGTTTCAGGATAACATTTCTCTCTTAACCGTCATTTCTAGCCCAACCTAGTTGCTTTTCAAACCAGTCATCGTCATTGGATTCCAAATATGACGATATCCTTTCACAATACTTATCTACCTCCTGATTATCCAGGTAGTAAGTAGTATCATGGCAAACAAAATAGTAGTTATCATAAGGTAATTTATATGAGCCAACTTCTTTATACCCTTGCTCAATATAAACGATACAGTTCTTTTCAGCCTCCGAATAGGCACTGATGCTTTCAGGAATCCGAAGATTTTTATGATTCTCATCTATAAACTGAATCAGAGGAGTACCTTTTTCTTTGAATTCTTCTGTAGAAAAATCACTATGCGATCCACCTAGCAAATAAACAACGCGCCTTTTTTGCAACGTCCAAATACAATCCACAAAAAAGGTTTTTCCGAATATTTCTTTTAGTTCCAGAGTATTATTCACAATAAAAGACGTAATCTTTTTGTATAGTTTTCTATCATCACTGTAGCTATCTTTGACTGCTTTAAGCAACGCCTCTACAATAATCGTTCCCGCACATGCCCTAATGTCTTTCTCATGCGCTTTTTCTGTATCTATCTTCTCGGTAAGCTCTTTGTGTTTTGACGATGCGTTTTCTCTGATATATTCTGCACCATTTTTTGCAACTTCAGAAAGTCCCTTGAATGCCTTCATCAAGCCCTGTCTGGCTTCATACTTATCCATAAACACCTCGTTTACTTTTCAAAAACCCTGTTGACTACCCATTTATGGGGCCAGCTTTTCCCATTGATAGCATCTTTTCTCCGCTTACAATTTCCGGGATTGGGCTGGCCTGACCATGCGACTTTTGAAACCCGTTCACCACAATATTCACAAATATATTCAATCTTTGCATACTTATCCATCTTGGGTCTCCCTAATGAGTATAATCTAATTATAATATATATGTTTTGTGCGTTAATCGCAAGGATTTTCCCGTATTATGCAATAATTATCATCCTGAAAGCGTAAAACTCCGTCCTCGTCCATAGATCAAAGGGTGGACACGCAGCTTATTTGAAGCAATTCCATTTGATCAAATCAACGAGTTTAAAATGCCAAGATTATTGACAGGTCAAAAGATGTCGCCTGGTGGTTTAAAAACTCACCTAGACTGATAACACTTCCTATCCCTCTTGGAAATCACTCTTCCCATTTTGCAATCTTCTTCTGCCTTAATGAATTGAATGTAGCCAGTTTGCTAACTTCATGATTATTATCCATCATTTTTGTTCTTTTTAAACTATGTAGTTTTTACTTCCAAAAAAGCAAAATCATATCTACAACTACCCCAAAAAGCAGAATCATAGCCGAAACCCTCGTCATCGATATGTTCTGTCATAAAGAAAAAAGGATTCCCGGTACCCTGGGCAAACTCCCACAGGTATCGGGAATCCTTATGTTTTAAGCCTTTCTGTCAGATATGTGAAAGCGATACTACGGTCTCAACGTGCTCCGTAAACGGAAACATGTCAAAGGGCCAGCACTCCGCCGCCCGATACCCCTTCTTCGCAAAGACCTTCAGGTCTCTTGCCAGTGTATCCGGTCCGCAGGAGACGTATACCACCCGGGAGGGGCCCATCTTCGAGAGCGCGCCGATGAATTC